AATGGTATGCGTATGTTGTTTGACGGAGAGAACGGATGGAGCCGTGGAAATAAGGAAGTGATTCCCGAAGTCATTCAGCACTTGAAGTTTGACACAGGTGGGTTTATACTTGATGGTGAGTTGATGCTTCCGAACAATCAGCTCCTTCAAGAGAGTATGAAGGCAATCAAGAAGTATCGCCCAGAGTTGTCCTCACAACTTCTCTATCACGTTTATGATATCGTAGATGAGGAACTTCCGTATGTGAAGCGTCATCAGTTGATTCTGGACATTTGTGCGAATGCACCGAAGAATGTCAAGATTGTCAAGACGGTTCGGGCAGATGATGAATCGCAGGTGTCCCATCTTCACAATCTCTTTGTCCAAGATGGATACGAGGGAACGATGATTCGTGATGAGGAAATGACCTATGAGATTGGTAAGCGTTCCTATTCACTTTTGAAACTAAAGGATTTCGTCGATGCAGAATATCGTATTGTTGATGTTGTTGATGGTGACGGTAGTGACGTTGGGCTCGCCATTTTTGAATTGGAGACTGATTCTGGTCAGCGTTTCAATTGTCGTCCAGAGGGTTCACAAGAAAATCGTGCAGAGCTATTCAAGAATCGTCGTTTGCTTCTTGGCAAGTATCTAACGGTTCGCTATCAAGAGCTGAGTAAGGATGGCGTTCCTATCTTTCCTGTGGGTGTATCTATTCGTGAATGGGGTGAGTTTTAATGGATAAGACACCGAATTGGGATTGTAGATGTGGTGCTATCCCGTGTTATACGCATCCACCGACACAATATGCACAGCAAATCGTAAATGAAATCCAACATCGGCTTGACCGTGCTCTTGATACGATAAGTCATTTGCGTGATATGAATAGTAGGGCAAACGATGGTATAGAAGAATTACACAAAAAAATATCACGCCTTACAAACCTGTCGGAACATCACGAATGGGTTGCTAACAAATATAAGTTACAATACGAGAAGGTTGTTGCTGAGTTGGAGTTGGTCAAAGGTGCTATGAACGCAGATGACCAAAGATTGAGAGATGCAGAACGCAGAGTGTTCGGAGATGTTACCTTTGGATGCGATGCCCCAGAACGGATGGCTGATGAGATAGAAGAATTACGGATACAATTAAACGTTGTGAGGAATTCTAATGAAACAGTTCAAGATATACAGACCAAATATGAGTGATTATAAAGTTGTAGAAGGAAACAGCATGACTGTAACCGAAGATGGTAAAACCAATATTTGGAAGGATGGTGTGATTGTCGCATCCATTCCAAATAACATGCCAGTTATTATGGAGTCGGGGGAATTCTAATGGATGAATACGAAAAAGAAATGATTGAGATTCTTCGCCGTCATGAAAAACGTATGACCGACGAGGCGGTACGACTCGACAGCCGAGGTGCCTACGGCAACATCATTCAATATTCTCCCGGAAGTTCACATCGGGCAGTAGCGGAAGCCATTTCATATGCCATTCAGAAAATTGAGTCTATGGAGAATTCCAAATGATTGACCAAAACGTTATCATAGAACGACTGAGGTTTTACGCCGACGCCTTCTACGGACTGCCGGGACAACCGCAATTCTTGCGTCTCACCGAAGGTCAGGCCGAACTCCTTGCCGTTGATATTCGGAAGGTCTGTAACGAACTGGAACGGGTCACTTGCGCGTTGTGTGGTGGAACTGGTAAGAAAATCGTGGGAGAACACGAAACATTACAGGGTGAGTGGGTTTCCGATTATGCTCCGTGTAATCACAAGCCACCACTCGGGAATACCATCCGATTGATGAATAATGCAAAAGGTGACTTGGGAAGCGATATCCAAAACAATCCGAGGTGACGTATGAAACAGATTGACGAAGAAATGGCATATCATTACGCAAAGGAACTAGAAATGGATGCGATGTTTGACGGGACATCCAAACAGAATCTTGCACGTGCCTATCTACAACTTCTGGAAGATTATCGTTATAGTCATGAAAAGTTGACTGGACAAATTGCACGACTTCACGAACTCACACGACTTCAAGCGGCACGACTGGTGGACAAATAATATGTCTAAAATTATGGTAGAGATAAGTGGAGAAATGGTAGATAATATTATTCTGCAAGAGATACAAGACACCAAAGAGATGTTGACTGAACAGTTAGAACGGGTTAAACTAAATGGTAAAGGTGATGTTTTTGATTTGGATGTAAAGACAGAAGTTGGTCGGGACAACGATAGTATGACACGGGCGCTACCCGAGGTTACAAGCATACTATGCTAGCCAAGGACTAGGTGAGAGCCTAGATGGGTTCGAATCCCACGGTGCCACTTTACGAGGAAACTATGGAAGATAAAAAGAATCCAAATGCGTTGACCTATGGAATCTCTCCTAGTGCTCCTGCATCAATTAAACCAGTAGAAGTGGATAAGTGGGTCGGCAAAGTCGAACCCACTTTTAAGCATTATTATGAGGAACGATATAACGATTTGGTTAGACAATACGAAGAGTTGGTCAAGGATTACGAAATCAATAAGATGTGTTATGAAGCCTCGCTTGGGTTTGAACCAAATATAGGGCAGGTCTACCACTTGTATCGTAAGGGTGATGGTAGTACATTTCTATCAATCGTAGAACCACAATACGCATTTTGGGGTAATCATATTGGTAGTTATAGATTGAACGCTCAATATGCATGGGAACAAGTCTAATGGCGTTACAAGGATACACCGTCGAGCACATCAGCTTTTCCGATACTGTCCGTTCTTTTTTACGGAAATGGCACTATTCGGATTATGTCAATATTCAAGAAAAACACACTTTTGGATTATTTCGTGAGGGTGTGTTTTTACCTGAACTGGTTGGGATATGTATTTATACTAGGCCGGCAGGACCAAGTGCCGCGCAGAAGTATTATCCACAAGACCCCGATAAATGTCTGGAACTCAGGCGATTGTGTTTAGTGGATGATACTCCAAAGAACGCTGAAAGTTTCTTTGTGAGTCGGACATTAAAGTGGTTACGAAAAAATACGGATTGGAAGTTTGTTGTAAGTTATGCTGACCCAGAACAAGGACATAAAGGTATCATCTATCGGGCAGCTAACTTTAAGTATGAAGGTATCACCGCGCCTGGGTCATCACTACTGGTAGATGGGAAACCTTTTCACATTAGAACCTTGACAATGTTGGACCGTCCGTATGGAGTAGAAATCAATCAACGATATAAAGCTGGCGACCCCGGCGTACAGATTATAAAGACGGAACCTAAGCATATTTACACATATCAACTCTAGGAGGAAAGTATGGGCATGTTCGACACACTAAAAGTAGAAACAAAGATTCCAGGACATTCAGATGTTCCTCTTGGAGAATTTCAAACGAAGAGTCTGGACTGTACACTAGATTATTATGTTATAACAAATAATGGTGAATTATACAAGGAAGTTTGGGACTATGCATGGGTAGATGACCCCAACTCAGCGTTTAATGGGTATTTTGATAAAGTAGAAGGTAGTTATCGCCGGGAGTACTTGACAAACTTCCACGGAGATATTATATTTTATAATGGTGAAGTGGTGGGTGGGAAGTGGAGAGATTATACCGCTCGATTCACCGAAGGTAAATTAACAAGAGTTTGGTACGAAGATAAACAACTTTAAAGAGGTTAAAGGTTATGGAAAAGTCAAAGCTGGAAAGGTTCATTTCAAAGTATAACATCGGCGGAGCATGTGAGAGCGTCAAGTGTGTATCTAATGGTACAGAGATGACTGTTCGCTCTATTTCTGATGACAAGAATGTATTGGCTGAGGTGACCAGCCACGATATCGGATTCCCCGAGGGTGAGTTCAGTATCTATGAGACGAAGAAGCTTCGTTCGCTTCTTGGTGTACTTGGAGAGAAGCTGAAGGTCGCTGCAAATAGTTCGTCGAATAAGGTTATCGGATTGAATCTTTCTGACTCCGATACGAAGGTGACGTTCGTTCTGGCGGATGAGTCGGTCATTCCGAAGGTTCCCGACTTAAAGAAGCTCCCGCCGGTGGATATCGAAATTGTCCTTGATGACAAGTTTGTGAACACGTTCGCTCGTGCGAAGGGCGCTCTGTCTGAGGTGGATACGTTCACCGTGATGAGTGATGGTACGGATGCGACTGTTGTAATCGGCTACTCGACGTTGAATACGAACCGCGTCAATATCAAGACTACGACCAAGACGAATACGAAGATTGACCCGATTAGTTTCTCCGCTAACTATTTGAAGGAAGTGCTACTGTCGAACAAGGAAATCAAGGATGGTATCTTGAAGGTAAGTTCGAAGGGTATCGCTGTTGCGGAATTCGTGGGTGAGGGGTTCACCTCGAAGTATTTCCTCGTCCAAATTGACACGAAGGACTAATGGCCGGCTTCGACGATTTCTTTGATACACCCAAGTTTGATTTCGACAAGGAGAAACAGCTCTTTGTCGAAAACTTGGACATGCTTAAGAGTATGTCTGTTCAAGAACAAACCTTGTACAAGAAGTATAAGGAAGTAAATGGGTATTATCAGAATTCGTTTGATAAGGCTCGTATTGTCAAGGCAAAGATTTGGACGCCTACTGACCTGAACAATAAGGAACAGACTGTCAAGGAAATACAAGCCCTTCAGCCCCGCATCCGTCTGGTAATGTCAAAGACCACCGACGAAATGGATTGGAATATGATTCGGGTGTTCTCGCATACAATGGAGTTTGACCAGAATCCCGGTCGGTTTGTGCGATTCCTTGTTTATGATGAGGTAACGGGGAAGTATCTTGGTGCGACTTCTTTGGGGAGTGACGTTATCGCTATCGGTTGCCGTGATGAATGGATTGGATGGGATAAGGATACCAAGCTGAAGGGGAAGCTGAATAATTCCGCTATCGGTACGTGTATTATGGCTACCCAGCCGTTCGGATATAATTTCTTGGGCGGGAAGCTTGTTGCTTCGATGTTGACCACCAAGGTTGTTGCCGACACGTGGGAAAAGATGTATAACAATGTGTTGGCTGGTTTGACAACCACTTCGTTGTATGGGTCGGAATCTATGTACAATTCTATTCCGTTCTGGAAGAAGTTGGGTTCGAGTACTGGTGCGATTGGTATTAAGCCCGATGATGATGTCTATGGCAAGTGGCATGACTATCTGAAGCAGAACAAGCCGGACGAATATAAGGAACGATTCGTCAAGGATGACCCATCGAAGGGGCCGGTCACTGGTATTAAGCAGCAAATCATTTCAATGATTTTCCGTGAAGTGGGAGTCAGTGCGAGTAAGTACAAGCACGGCTTTGAACGTGGTGTATATTACGCTCCCCTTTACGAGAATACCCGCGAATTCCTTCGTGGGGAGATTGAGAAGGATAAGCTCGTTCCCTTGACAAAGCTGAAGGATGATGTAGATTCCGTATTGAATTGGTGGAAGCCGAAGGCCATCGCTCGGTATGAGAAGTTACACGAAGAAGGTCGGACAAAGGATGGTATTCTGTATTATACTAATATGATTGGAATTAGTTGGGATGAGGCAAAGCGTATCTATCTTCCAGAGGTCGGCAGATGAGTTTTTTTGAAACAACGGTTGACATATCAAAATGTAAAAAGGTGTTGGTAATCCCCAATATTACTAATTCTGCGAATATAGAAAAGGACTCCTTCGTGGATGTTATCTATAATCATATTCGAGCATTAGAAAAGCTTGGGGATTATTATTGGCACATCCTACTTCCAGAGCCCGTAGCAAAGCTCAATTTGGAAAACGTCAAGCAACATATCGTAGACATCTCTGGCGATATGATTCATATGCGGGTAACGTTTCCACGAAAGGCTATCACGCTAATTCAAGAGCTGGAGTATGATGTAGTCTATTCACATCTTCCTGACTGGTTTATGGTCAAGCGATATACCGATAAACCAATCGTCGGATATGCACATTGGTGGGAAATGAAATCGTGTAATGCTGAAGATAGAAAGAATCGTCAGCGGAATATCGTGGCAGAATTGCTGGGTGTGATGGGGATGAAGGTGTGTTATCTGAATACCCAAGACCAAAAGAATCGGGTATTGGATGAGGCTCGGCAATGGTTTAATGATGAAAAGGTTCAAGAGCTGGACAGAATTCTCCAAGTCTGGCATTTGGGTGTTCCCGAAGGAAAGATTATTTCCGCTCCTACTGAAAAGGAAAAGATTATTGTATTCAATCATCGTGCCGCTGCATACAAGGGATATCCGCAATTTATTGAGCTAATGAAAGAGTATCGTGAGTCCAGACAAGACTTTGTGGTATGGGTTCCACAGCTGGAAGGAAAGCCGGAAGAATCGTGGATTGACAATACCAAAGTCCCGAAGCATGAGTACTATACCCGACTCCAGCGTTGCTCCGTAGGAATCCAAATGCGCCAATCAAACTATGGATGGAGCGTGGCAGCAACGGATTGTATGATGAATGGTACTGCGGTTATTTTCCAAGAGTCTGACTGCTATCACGAAATTGACCCCGATGGTCTATTCTTCAAGTTTAAAAAGGATTTATTTGCTACGCTGGATAAGTTTTTGGACGATACGACATTTCGTCACGAACAAGGTGTACGAAGTATCCAACGTACAAAGGAATTGCAAGATAAAGAAAATAATATGTTATTATTGTTAAACGATAATTTAAGTACTTGACAATAGCCAACAATTGTATTAGATTTAATATGTTACAAAGATTACTCTTTTTGTGCCACGGAGCAATCTTCTAAATCAACGGCACTAAAACAAAAGGAGAAGTTATGGCTGGGCTGACCCTCGTATCATCAGGAGCAAACGTCAAGTCGTGGACGTTTGATAAAATTTCTAAGGAGTATAGTACTACTCTCGTAGACACGCCAAAGTATCAGCGACCGGATGTGTTCGGCTTTGTACGGAACGGCAGCGGTAGTAATTGGCAGCGTAATCTCATCCGTTCTATTTTGATGGGCAATCCCATCCCTCAGCTCCACTTTCGCTACGTATTCTCAAAGGGGCCAAATGGTCTAGAGTGGAAGTATGAGATTGTGGACGGAGGACATCGCACACGTACTGTATATTACTTTCTAAACAATTGCATTAAAACTCCAATTGACTGTACGCTTACCGATGTTGACGGGAACCAGTACAACATTGGTGCTATGCATCTTTCACAGATTATACAGAAGTATCCTGTGCTAGAGGATTACATCTATAATCTTTCTCTTAGCGTTGTAGAGTATGAAAATCTCACCGATGATGATGCAGAAACACTTTTTCTTACTCTTAATGATTTGAACAAGATGTCTCCCGCTGACAAGCGGAACGCTATTAATAATATTATTGCGGATACGAACCGTAATCTTGGTGCGGTTGACTCCCCTAACGCTTTTTCGATGTTCACCAGCCGTTCATTCATTAAGAACGATTGGAAGGCTGACTACACCAGCTTGGATGCAGTCAGCCGAGAGTCGGATGAAATTGTATCGTGGGCGATGTACTATCTATACAGCGGTGGTATATTTGCAAAAGACTCCAGCGGAAAGCCGCGGTTCGCGGGTATGGACGCCCAATCAGTTCTCGACAAGATGTATCGTGACGAGTATCTTATGAGGGAGTTGGCGGTACCGGGGTCTAAGATGGAAAAGAATCTGCGGTCACTACTGTCAATTGTTAATAATATTGTCGTTAAGAATCCGCGTCTTGATATTTTTAAAAAGGGCGGAAAGTGGTTCGCTGGTCCTCTAAAGAAGCTTATTATGCTAGTCGCTGAGATGCACAATGTAAACGGTACTTTTAACTTTAGTAAAGTTAAAATTAATACCGACGACTTCTTTACCTCTTTCAATCGAGCGACCAGCGAACTGAAGAACGACAAGAACGTAAAGCCACACCTACCATACCAGTCATATATGCTGGTAAACAACAAGGTTCACGTAAATAGTGTTCAGCCGGATAATGTTGGTGATACGATGTATCCGTTCCATAAAGTGTTTACGGGCGGCGCTCGACTTGACGATATGCTGTACATCTATTATCATTACGTCACCAAGGGTTATATGAATTTTGGAGTTACGAAATTGGATAAGCGTCGAGACTTTAATAAGGATATCGTAGATACTCTACTCACGGAACAGAAGAATTGCTGCCGGTTTTGCTCAAAGTTACTCACGGATGGTAATTACGCGGTAGACCACATTGCTCCGCATTCTTTTGGTGGACCTACAATTCTGGAAAACAGCCAGATTCTCTGTTCTTCTTGTAACGGTCAGAAGTCGAATGGCATGACACTCCAAGATGTGGTACATCTCTGTGAGAGAATGAACGTAGACGTTCAACTTAAGGAAGTTGTAGTTGGACTGGCTCACGCAGTTATTACCTCTGGCGCAACTGACCGACTCTCGGAAGGTGATATCCGTACAGTAATTAAGCTGGTATTTGGCAAACAATAAAATAGGAATATTCTATGACAGAAAACACGTTGTGGATTGAGAAGTATCGCCCGAACACATTGGAAAACTATATTGGGAACGATGCCCTAAAGGCGAAGTTGGCTGATTATATTTCCAAGCAGGATATCCCGCATCTTTTATTCTATGGAACTGCGGGTACGGGTAAGACCACCGCTGCCAAGATTTTATTAAAGAATATTGAGTGTGATTCGCTCAGTATCAACGCTTCTGATGAGCGTGGTATTGATGTGATTCGGGAAAAGATTAAGAACTTTGCGTCCACATCGGGGTTTGCTCCGTTGAAGATTGTATTCTTGGATGAGGCCGATTATCTGACACCAGACGCTCAGGCCGCACTTCGTAATATGATGGAAGTGTTCAGTCACCGTACAAGGTTTGTGCTGACTTGTAATTATGTGGAACGTATTATTCCTGCGATTATCAGTCGGTGTCAGACCTCGGCATTGATTCCACCGTCGAAGAAAGATGTGGCGGTACATCTCACTCACATCTTGACGAAGGAGCAGGTGACATTCGAGAAGCAGGCGATTGCTACGTTGGTTAATGCATATTATCCCGATATTCGTCGGATTATTGGTACCGCCCAGTTACAGACCCGTGATGGGAAGCTGGTCATCAATGTTCACGAAGTTATCGCTGGAGATAGTAAGTTGAAGATTTTGGATACTTTGACCAGTAATCAACCATCCGCTAGTAAGATGAATGAGATTCGTCAGATTGTGACTGACGCTGGGATTCGTGACTTTACTGAGCTGTATCGGTTGCTTTATGATAAGGTTCAAGAGTATGCGTCCGACCGAATCCCACAGACGATTCTCGCTCTCGCAGAAGGTCAATATCGTGACGCATTTGTAGTAGATAAAGAAATTAATTTTATGGCAACGATGTATAACATTTTAATGCACTAAGAGGAAATTATGACCAGTAAGTTTATCCCGCCCGACCCGCGCCAGATGCGTAATCAGCAGGCACCTGACCTTTCATTGGCTACCGATATTGTCTGTGAGAATTGCGGTAATCTGACTTTCCAAGAAGTTCTCTTGATGAAGAAGGTATCCGCTCTCGTCTCACCAAACGGTAAGGAAGGAATTGTTCCTATTCCGACATTTTCTTGCGTAGCATGTGGATATGTGAACAAGATGTTCCGTCCGGTGACTCCGGCCGGCGCAGAAGAGCCGACCGAAGCGACTCGTACAGAAGCGGCTGAACCAGAGCCCACTCGTCCGAAGCTCGTATTAGAGGACTAATGGAAACAACCTTCGTTGAGACTTCCCGTGTCACGGTGCGAGAAATATCGAAATCCGTGGCACGAGATTTCATTCAGACTCATCACTATACACATAAGTTCAGTTCCACCCGATATGCCCTTGGGGTATTTTATGTGGAAGATGCCGAACATATATTCTTTGCTGGTGCGAACGAGAAGCTCATTGGGTGTATGACCTATGGGCATCCCGTCAGCAATAGAACGGTGGATAGTATTGTGGATGGATTGGAACTTGACGAAGTGCTAGAATTGACCCGCTTGGTGTGCTTGGACGGATATGGAAAGAATCTGGAAAGTTTTGTGATTTCCAAATCGTTTGAGTGGATGAAGAAGCATGACCCCAAGGTGAAAGTCTTGGTCAGTTATGCTGACCCCGAACAAGCACATACCGGCGGGATTTATCGGGCAACGAATTGGTTATATCAAGGTTGTGGGTATTCGAAGTTGATGCCAGATTTCAGTATCCGAATCAATGAAGATGACCTCTGGACTCACAGCAGAACCGTTGGAGCCCGTTGGGGAAACAAGTCGGTGGATAATCTGGCAAAGACAATTGGTCAAACCTTCTACAGAAAAGAGGAAACCGCAAAGCATCGGTATATCTATTTCCTCTGTGGAAAGAAGGAACGGAAGCGGATGATAAAGGAATTGAAGATTCCCGTATTCGGGTATTCTGAAATCAAGCCGTATACCCAACTGATTCAGAAGGTTCACGTAAAGGATGGTCAAGTCGAACGCATTGAAATCCTGCAAGGGGTTGACAATGGCTGGTCAAACAAACAGATTGTAATGCAGGAGGATGAAGATGGCGAAGACTCTATTTGACCATATTAATGAAATCTATCAATCCCAGAAGAAAAATTATTTCTCTGGATTGGATGACGGGGAGAAGCGGACCTATAGTAACTATATGGTCAATCGATTCCTCAGTATGAACATTCATCAGCTCCCGCTGGTCAATGAGATTCAAAAGTACAATCTACCGTCCGATGTTCACTATTTATTCTTTGCGACCACGATTCCTCGCGGTAAGCAATATAACAAATATGTAAAGTCAAAGAATGAAACCAAGTATGAAGGTTGGTTAGTCACACTGGTTGCGAAGCATTTTACTGTGTCTGAAAGTGAAGCGATGATGTATTTGGATATTTATTATGGGGAACATAAGGACGCCCTTCGGAGTTTATGTGAGGGGTATGGAATCGATAACAAAACACTAAAGAAAGCTAAGCTATGACAGTAGCAACAGCAGAGAGAATGGTTACTATGGTTAAATTGACTTGGGCAGAATACTTCCGAAAAATCGCACATACAGTTAAACTGAAGTCGAAGGATAAGACTACCCAGATTGGTGCGGTTATTGTCGGTTCCAATAATGAAATCCGTTCTACGGGATACAATTCATTTCCACGTGGGATTGAAGATTTCCGTGAAGAACGGCAGGAACGTCCAGAGAAATATTATTGGATGGAACATGCTGAGCGAAATGCAATTATCAACGCCGCTCGTATTGGTGTATCAACCGACCGTTGTATTTTATTCCTAACGTGTGACATTCCATGCGTTGATTGCACTCGTGCGATTATCAATTCTGGAATCAAGATTATATTCTGTGAACGTGGTGAAGGGGCAAAGGGTGACCACTGGAACGAACATACCCAACGTAGTATACAGATGTTACAAGAAGCAAAGTGCACCGTTCATTATTATGGTGAAATAAAACCTTTTATTAATATTGGTGAACTACAATGAGTAACGGAAAAGGTGATAGCCCACGCCCGCTGAGCGTGGACGCTGAGACATATAAGAGCAATTGGGAACAAACATTTGGAAACACACCAGAAAAAGCACAAGCTCGTATATCAGAATCATTACACGAAATTCAACAAGAAATTAATCGACTCAGAGATATAGTTGATAACTGTGAATATAGCGGATTACCCAACACCTCATCATACGAGGTTCACGGTGAACCTTTATAGAAATCGTAAAGTAGAAAAAACATCTAAAGGTTATCGGTATGTATTGTTACAAGATGCACCAAACTCTATTCATCTTACGATACAAGATGGAGACAAGGCAATCTATGACCATCTTGCTAATTTACAATCCGAAGAAGATTTAAACAATAGAATTTCCACATTAGAAACAGAATTCACCGCATGGGTAACCAAAAATGAAGCCATTAGTTAAATACCTCACCGAAGAAGATGCAATCGCCCGTGTAGGCAAGGGATGGGAGTCTCTTGTTCGTCGTGTTTATAATGCAAAGGTTGGGTTGGGGGTTCCTGTAGGAATTATCCAAGTAAAGGAAAAATGGGGTGGCCTTCGTATATATACTGAATATTACGTCCGTGAAATAGAAGATGTTATTACCGAAGTGGGACGAAAGAGTTTAGAGATTTGTGAACAATGTGGTTCTCCTGCGGGATTGGTGAAGAAGGGAACGTGGTATCAGACCCGATGCGAAGAGCACAGAGGCGATTGGACACCAGTAGAACAGTAATAATAGTTTATAATAGACCCCGAAAGGGGTCTTGACTTTTACGCCTCATTTGAGTATATTTCATGTGTCTATTATCCAAAGGTTATTTATGAACAAAGTATCGTATAGTCAGTATACAACTTGGGCAAATTGCCCAGAGTCTTGGCGCTTGAAGTATGTCGAGGGTCACAAGATTGATGATTCCTCCATCCATACCATTTTTGGTACCGCCATGCACGAAGTCATTCAAGAGTGGCTAGACATTCTTTTCAACAAGAGTGAATCATTTGCAAACGGTATAGACCTTGATGACAATCTAAAGATTAAGTTTCATGCGCTTTTCAAGGAAGCCGTCAAGGAAGTTGATGGGGTCAAGGTGTTTCCGTGTGACCGCCCAACATTAGAAGAGTTCTACCACCAAGGCACACAGATTTTGTCGTATGTTCAGGCGAATCAGAAGAAGCTGTTCCCGAATCAGAATACCACGCTTGTTGGCATCGAATATCCGATTGATGTAGAGGTTCGTCCCGGCGTGAAGTATGTGGGGTTCGTAGACATCGTTACGAAGAACGAACGGACAGGACTCATTACTCTTTATGATTTAAAGACCAGCCGTGCCGGGTGGACGCAGGCACAGAAGTCCGACAAGACTAAGATTAGTCAGTTGCTTCTCTACAAGAAGTTTATCTCTGAGCATTTCAACGTACCGCTAGAATCGGTTCGGGTTGAGTATATTATTCTGAAGCGTACCATTTCTGAGAATTCTCCGTATCCGATTCCGCGTGTCAGTCCGTTCGAACCGCCGCACGGAAAGCCGTCAATCAATCGGGCATGGACAGACTTTGAGAATTTCTTGACAGATTGTTTCAACGAGTCTGGTCAGTATAAGACTGATACGATTAAACATAAGGCAAGTAAGAGTGCCTGTAAGTATTGTGTATTCCGTGAACGTAAAGACCTTTGCAAGTACGGGGTGTAAAATGGAAAACCCGATGGTGAACTATAGCAAGATTATCGCTAATACGGCTAGTAACCATTACAATGTGCGGGATGAGTACAAGAACAATACAGTTGAACAGAATGTTGCCATCACGATGAGTGAGCAACGCAGGTTTTCCGTGGGATGTATCAATATCACGGGGGAACTGAATATCGGAATGATGATTCGTTCGGCGTGTCTTTTAGGTGCAGAAAACTTTTATATCTTTGGGCGAAAGAAATTTGATAAGCGGTCTACCGTAGGTGCCGAGAAATACATTAATATCGTCCAATATAATTTTGATGACCCGATACACGCTGACGAATCAATCAACGAACGGTTGGAATATCTGTTGAAGTGGAATAGTGTCGTATTGTGTGAACACGGTGGTACAGAGATTGGGTCACATAAGGCTCGTCTATTGTACAAGGAAGAACTGGAAAATCCGTTGTTTATCTTCGGTTCAGAAAGTCACGGATTACCTATCGCCGTTGCAGAGAATCCGCACTTCTACAAGATGTCCATTCCGCAACGTGGTGTTCTCAGGTCGTTCAATGTGAGTGCCGCGATGAACATCATCGTGTGGGATTATGTCAAGGAGATGTATCTGTGAAGAAACGTTATAAGCAAATGATTGATACCCGTCGAGTGTATCAACTTGAAACAGATATGTACCATGACCGCCGTTTTGCGTATATCACGAAGCAACGGTCATTGGGTTATCTGGTACGATATGCCAAGAAGATTTGGAAGGCGGAGAAGATTAAAAAGGAAATACCTCTTATCCGATTCGGTAAGGGGTTGCAGAAGTATAGTTGGTGTGATGGGGAGATATTAGAACTTGCCCCAACCCAACGGGACATCTTGACTCTCATACATGAGTTGGTTCATGCGATTGGATATGATGACCACGATAAGAACTTTGCGGCAAAAGAGTTGGTCTTACTTGCGAAGTATACCTCTGTGAAGGTTGACGCATTACATGAAATGTTTGAGGTTATGATATGATGAAGAAGTTAAAGGAAGCATCAGTACTGTTCTTTATCCAGATATTGAGTTATTCTATCTGGTGTATTAACTTTCGTGCTGTTGCCGATACCCATTACCACACAGCGGCAGTAAGTGATTTCTTAATCGCTTCTATTCAGTTCTTTGTGATTCGTAAGATTGCACACGGACAAGACCAATTCCACCAATGGGCAGGATATGCACTTGGGTCGGTGGTCGGAAGTTATGTAGGGATTTGGATTTCGGCAACCTTCCTCGGGGGATAAGATGGATATCTTTGTCGCAATAGGAATAATATTACTTGCAATATTTTTGACCCGTTGGATTATGGGTCCAAGTTATTGTATATGTCCATATTGCGGTCATACAATACGTCCATATGTAGTTCATAAGTGTAAGGGTCACAGAGTTACGTGTAAGTAAGGAGACAGTATGCCCCGTAAAAAGAAATTGGAACGTGTAGATTCGCTACGGTTGGACTTCAACGGAAAAATGCTCATACTGATTGATACTGATGAGTGGGGTCCGATTGAATTTAACGTGAACGATAAGGAAACCGTACTGGAAGTCATGCGGACATTAATTAACTGTAGCGATAATAATTGGTCAGTTGATTCGTATACTAAGACTGAAGCAAAGAAACTTAAAAAGATGGTAGACAAATGATTTTACTATTAGGCGATATTCACGGGAATGCTGGAGTATTAAAAGAAGCGATAGCAGTCGCTAAAGAAGCACACGCTACCTCTATTGTTCAGCTTGGAGACTTTGGGTTGTTCCCAGATACCGAAGCGTGGTTCCGTGAAAATACAAAAGATGCACATATTCCAATTTATTTTATTGATGGGAATCACGACGATTGCCAACGCTGGGTAGAGTGTGACACCATAACCCAAGTATGGGATGACCGTAATTTGTTTTACATTCCACGCGGTACCGTAATGGAGTTAGACCATAGAACGGTCGCCGTGATGGGCGGGGCGTCTAGTATTAATAAGGCTTGGCTACTTCGTGATGGGCAGCATTGGGATGCAAACGAGGATATCACAGAAGCTCAGATTTCTCGTTTATTGAAGAATGCTGAAGGGAAAACGATTGATATGTTTTTTACTCATTGTCCACCACATTCAGTTATCCAACAAAACTTTGACCCGCTATGGAAGTTACACTTTGAAGTGAGCATTGACTGGACTGACCCAAATCAACTTATCATAGAGGATTTGTGGCATAAATTGGGTACTACTGACATATACTCTGGGCATATGCATAAACGGGTGCAGGGTATAAATTATAGAATTGTAAATATAAATGAGCTTTTGGCAGTTTAAGATGATACTTATCTATAGAATTCTATAGAAAGGTAATTGTTATGGCTAAAAAGAAAATCAACAAAAATACTACCATTCAAGTTAAGACTGATATCTACGAACACGTTAAGCAGTTCTGTAGTCAACGTGGGATGCTTATTTCCTCACAAACAGAATTCTTGTGGGTTAATCTGATATCATCTAGTATGAGCGGCAGTATTTCTTTATAAGGATGAAATATATGAGACAAGGTTATTTACCAAAAAATGAACGCAAGAAAATCCTCCTACTCTCGGATGACCTACGGGTTACATCTGGCGTAGGAGTAATGTCAAGAGAAATAGTCGAAGGTACTTGCCATCGGTATAATTGGATACAAGTTGGTGCAGGCGTAAACCATCCCGATGCCGGCAAAATCCTAGACCTTTCAGAAGCACTAAAGAGTGAAGTGGGAGTAGATGACCCCTATGTTCGCATTTATCCATATAACGGATATGGTGATAGTCGGTTGATTCGCACATTAATTGAAACAGAAAAGCCAGATGCTATTCTGCACTTCACCGACCCCCGCTATTGGATTTGGCTCTACCAGATGGAACACGAACTCCGTCAAAAGATGCCGCTGATGTATTACAACATTTGGGACGACCTTCCATATCCTATGTACAATCAAGGGTATTATATGTCGTGCGATTCACTATTCTCAATTAGTAAGCAGACATATAATATTAACAAGCAAGTACTCGGACCACGGAACCCGCGGCATCTTGCTTATATCCCACACGGCATTAACACCAAGCGGTATCACCCACTTCCAGTTGATGACGCTGGTATGTTGGAAACTCGTAAGAAGTTATTTGGTGAAGCCGAAATCGATTATGTTGTCTTCTATAATAGTCGGAACATTCGCCGGAAGCAGACATCGGATATCATCTACGCCTTCAAGGTATTTATGTCGAAGCTCACACCAGAGCAACGTGAAAAAGTACGCTTAGTTCTCCATACACAGCCCGTGGATGACAACGGGACGGATTTACCAGCGGTCATTCGGGATGTGACGCCTGAAGTGCAGAAGTATATTATATTCTCTGCTGATAGAGTGGAAGCAGGATTCCTCAACCATCTGTATAATATCGCCGACGTATCTATCAATATGTCCAGTAACGAAGGATTCGGATTGGGTACGTGTGAAAGTATTGTGGCCGGTACTCCTATCATTGTCAACGTGACCGGTGGATTACAAGACCAATGTGGATTTATGGACGAGGAAGGAAACTACCTTAATCCAGATAAGCATTTCACCTACGAATGGGGTAGCAATCACGATGGTCGGTACAAGAAGCACGGGGAATGGGCATTCCCAATGTTCCCATCGAATCGCTCATTACAAGGGTCACCGTTGACTCCATATATCTTCGACGACCGTGCCTCGTTCGAAGACGCAGCAGACCGTATGATGGAAGTCTATAATATGTCACGTGAAGAACGTAAGCGCCGTGGTGAGCTCGGGCGTCAGTACGCTTTGGGAGCTGGTCAATTTACCGCAGAACGTATGTGTGAATTGTTTATAGAAAATATTGATAAGGGATTGCAAGAATGGGTTCCAAGAAGTAAGTTTGAATTAGTTAAGGCATAATAATTTTTACGATAGAGAGTATATTATGAATACCGAAGTTAAACCGTTATGTATAGTCCGTGCTCCATGCGCCACCCGTTCTGGTTACGGAGATATGAGTCGTGACATCATCCGACATCTTATTGAATATGATAAGTATGATGTTAAGGTTATCTCTGTGAATTGGGGTGAGACTCCAATGAACGCACTGAATCCAGATAATCCAAAGGATAAGATGATTATTGACCGTATCCTTACTCAAAATCTTATTCAAAAGCCAGACTTGTTTGTTACGATTACCATTCCTACAGAATTTGAAGCGTTAGGTAAATATAATATCGGTATCACGGCTGGTATCGAAACCACTGCCGCCTCTGCTCAATGGGTTGATGCTTGTAACCGAATGGATGCCGTGTTTACTATATCTGAGCATTCTAAGAATGTACTCCTTACTTCAAAGTATATGAGAACGGGCCCAAATGGAGAAAAGTTGGGTACACTTGAAGTAACCAAGCCAATCGAAGTTTTACATAATTGTATAGACCAATCAATTATGAAGAAGTTGGAATACGAAGCTGATATTCTTCCTTCGATTAAAACCGTGATGGAAACCATACCAGAAAAGTTCTGTTATCTTTTCGTTGGTCATTGGCTCCGTGGGGACTTTGGAGAAGATAGAAAGAATGTATCATTCTTGGTACGGGTATTCCTTGAAACATTTAAGCAAACCAAGGTAGCACCCCCGGCTCTTATTCTAAAGACCAGTGGTGGTGGGTTCTCCATTCTTGATAAGCGAGAAATGTTGAATAAGATAGACACTATCCGTAAGCAAGTAGTATTAGAAGAAGGTCAACCTATGCCAAATATTTATTTATTGCATGGTGAATTGACCGATGATGAAATGAATTCGTTGTATAATCACCCGAAGGTAAAGGCACACGTTAGTTTGACGAAGGGCGAAGGGTTTGGTCGTCCATTACTTGAAGCATCTATTAGTGGTAAGCCAGTTATCGCTTCGGGCTGGAGTGGTCATATGGACTTTTTAAACCCAGAAGATGCTGTACTGGTCGGCGGTGAACTTAAGCCTATCCACGAAAGTTCAGTATGGGATAATGTCTTGATTAAGGAATCGTCTTGGTTCGCTCCAGACTTACAACAGTCTGCTAATGCACTCGCTGCAGTCTTTATGGAATATGATGCGTTCCATAAGAGAGCAAAGAAGTTGGGGAAGGAAAACTTTAAGAAGTTCTCCTACAAGGCAATTCAAAAGCGTACGTGGGAACTCCTCGACAAGTACGTACCAGAATTCCCTAAGCAAGTTCAATTGGTTTTACCGAAGTTAAAAAAGATTGAATTACCCAAAAAGCAAGGTGAATAATGCCACTACGTAGTGAACGCAGATTTATCAGTCTCAGTAACGTACAATCTGGGATGATGATTCAATTTAACTACTCCAAGAAGTCCGGTGGGAGCGGTCAGTATGTTGTATTGGTCGTAGACCCGAATCGTAAAAATGACCGAGCTACGGAACCACAACTACACGGGTTCGTCATAGATGAATTGTCTGACACTGAATTGCTAGAATTCTTTGCATCTTTTCGTAAGAGTACTTCTCTGGACTATGAAGATAGAAAGAAGAGTGTGGTCGAGGGATTAAACACAGATGAAGCATACGAAACATTTGCGGCGTCGAAGTATGTTAAAGACCGCTCATACAGAACATTTAATTTAAGTGGGATGACTCAAGTACGTCAGATTTTGATTGGTTCAGTTGAAGATTAGTCTATTTATAGATATACCCTTTAACGGTACCGACATGCTGAATTCTGATAAGGAACGACCAAAGAAGTTTCCGATTTTAGATTTAGATGTATTGACTGAAAAGAAAACTTGGTGGGTGGTCTGGGAATATATTTTCTCTGGAAAACTCCGCCAACCGGATGATATAGATAAAAGTTGAGAGTGTTATGATTGATGAGAACGAGCAGATATGTCCACAAGAGGATTGTGTACCTGCGGAAGAGCTACCTTCGGTTATGCAGATGGCAAAGAATTTGTTTAACGATGGTAGTAAAATCGTTGGTAATGCAGTAAAAGGAAATAAAACGTTAGTTGAGGATGTGGTTCGTAACGAGCGATGGTCTACTTGTTTGAGTTGTCCTAAACTAAAAAATGATAGATGCGTGGAGTGCGGGTGCTTTATGAAGGTTAAAGTGGCGTTCGTCACCTCCAAATGTCCAATAAATAATTGGTAATATATTATGAAAAAGGTTACATTTATATATGCGTACGAGCCGACTGAAGTTTGGTCTACGCCGTTGTCTTTGATTGAAGAATTCAAGGGCAGAGGATGGGAGGTTGAGATAGTATCCATAGGAAGTAATCGCACGGGTATCTATCACGATAACAATCTCCGTGAATGGGTAGAGTCCAAGCCGCATACTGATATGGTATTATTTATGGATTGGGGACGGTTTGATTCCCCATATTTAAATAAGGACTTGGTTCCCGCTGTGTGGGTACAAGAAAGTGGAGATGACCCACAGAACTATGCTAGAAATTTTCCCAAAGCATCCAGATTCCACTTAACACTTACTCCTGATTATACTTCCTATCAATCCTACACAGCGGCTGGTATTAATGCTCTGTGGTGGACTCATTTTGCGGACACCAGGCTCCACGTTCCTATGGATGTGGATATAGAGTACATAGCCGTTACTAGTCGTGGATTGGGCGGCAGTCAATTCCTTGACCATCTTACTCACCATTCGGATGGCATGATTGGTAATAAAAACGGTATGATTGGTATAGAACATACTAAATTCCTACAAAGTGGCTTGATGGTAGTACAAAACAGCCGTTGGGGAGAAGTTACCCGTCGTCTCTTTGAAGCTATGGCGTGCGGCAGAATGGTATTAACGGATAGATTAGATACCTCACGTAAATTAGATGAATTATTTACAGATAAGGTAGATATCGTATATTACAATGATATGGCGGATTGTATCAACTTAATGAACTATTATGCAGAGAATCACGAAGAACGTGAGGCTATAGCACAACGTGGTAGACTTAAAGTTTTGAACGGACATACGCAGGTTCAGCGGGTAGACACGTTACTGAGGGCTGTCGGGTTATGAACAAATTACCTATCGGATTAGGCATATTAGCTTGGCGGTCTGGACAAACGCTTATTGATACTCTAGCGACCTATCACGAAAATGGATTGTTTACGATGGTGGAAGATGCAGTAATCTTATTTCAAGAGTTCTCTGAAACTGATAAGATGATTGCGGAACACTTTGAGGTACGGTATATTCCATTAGAAAATAACATCGGTATAGGAAAGGGATTTATTGAACTAGCTAAGAACACCAATCAGCCGTATTTTATGACATTGGAGCATGATTGGAATCTTATCGAAAACTTTATTACAACATTCGGTCGGCTACAATCTGGTATACACTTACTACAGAACGGATTTGATTGTGTACGGTATCGGCATCGAAAGTCTCCTGGATTCCCGCACTTCAGTTTCCGTCATCAAGGAAATGAACTCACATACTACGATGAAGAGATTGGATGTACCTCTCCGCATCTATTAGACGCAGTACATTGGACAGAACATCCTAACGTTGCATTCTCTCCACTAATTGATAAACAAGAAGAGTACTATACTACAACAAGTAGATATGGTAACTGGACTAATAATCCATGCTTGTACAGTACGCAATTTTATATGGACACGGTTTCTCAGTTCTCTGGCGATGGCATTGCTCTCGAAGGTAACATCTCTAAATGGTGGGCACAACAACAATTCAAGGTTGCTCACGGAGAGGGGTTGTTTATGCATCTGGATAAAGTAAAGTATGGCAGATAAACGTATAGCTTTAATATTGTCTGGTAAGTCTCGGAGTGGAATGTTCTGTTTTCCGTATATCTACGACGCCTTCTTAAACAACAATTATAATGTAGATGTGTTCGTTCACACGTGGGATGATTATCGGGTATTGGACTTATATAAACCAAAGCAAATATTGATTGAACGTAATGAACAAGAAATTTTAGAATACTTGTTTCGGCAATTAACGTTATCAAACACTATGAGTTTTGAAGGAAGAATTGACAACGTTTTGCTAATGTATTATTCTTTAAAGCGGTCATTCGATATTATTGATGAACCATATGATTATGTAATTCGTAGCAGATTCGATGTCATTATTCAAGATAAATTTAATATCGAACCAATCATTACCGAATTAGAAGAAGATAAATATGACATCTTCATTCCAGATGAAGTGTTTAATTTCGGTGGATATCAAGATAGAGTAGCAATTGGTAAGTTCGAAGCAATGAAAACATATTGCGATACCATAGTAAATATCAACAGTATTGCTACCAGCATCAATCGGTGGCACCCAGAAACTTTCTTAAAGCACCAACTAGATTCAGAACAAATTCGAGTAATGCAGCGTGATATCAATCACCGACTAGTACGTAGTAGTAGTGTTGTTACCAATTGGCCAGAAAATCCATTTAAATTCTTAGATTTATAATTGAGGGAAGTATGAAAGTAAAAATCGATGTCGGTGCAAATAGAGGCGCAGAAACAAAAGAGATGGCAGCAGATGGGTCAATCGTTTATGCGTTTGAACCAACGTGGGAATTAATTACACAACATTTATGGCCACTTTCTTTTGAGAACTCTAATATTAGAATCATACCATTTGCAGTAGATGTGGAAAATTCATTTAAGAAGTTCAATGTTGCTGGATTTGGAGATTGGGGCTGCAGTAGCTTGCATGATTTTGCAAAGGACATTCATCAGAAGTGGCCCGACCGCCCAGACTTTCAAGTGACACATGCATATATTGTTCCGACGATAACCCTATTCGATTTCTGTACATTGTATCAAATTGATGAGATTGATGAATTGCATATTGATGCACAAGGTAATGATTTGAATGTTTTAAAGAGTCTGGGAAGTAAGGTCGATATAGTAAAGCAAGGCGTGGTTGAGGCAGCTAATGCGGTCAACCTTTACGACAACGTAAACAATCGAATCGAAGATGTCAGAAAGTTTTTAACTGACAACGGGTTTGAAATTTATAGTGAAACTCAAAACGACTGGTTATCTGCTGAGATGAACGTACACTTTAAGAGGAAGTCCCATGACTAAATTAATTATATTTGATTTGGATGGGGTATTAGTAGAAGCCAAAGAGATTCATTATGAAACTCTAAACTCTGCTATTGTTGATGTGACTGGTAATTCTAATATGGCAATTTCGTGGGATGAGCATCTCTCAACATATGACGGATTAAAAACTAATGAGAAGCTGGAAATGCTCACCGAACGAAAGCAGTTAGACCCATCATTCCATAAGCAAATTTGGGAACGTAAGCAAAAGTACACACTAGAAGCATTATCTGAACTCCCACAAGATAAACGGCTCCAAGAGATATTCGCTTCATTAAAATCTGACGGATATATGACCGCGTGCTGTTCGAACTCTATTCGTCGGTCTGTATTGACTATGTTATCCAAACTAGGATTAATAGAGTATATGGACTTAATCATTTCTAATGAAGATGTCAAAAACAGTAAGCCTCATCCAGAAATGTACTGGAAAGCGATGAGTATGATGGGGGTTCTTCCAGAAGAAACGTTAATAGTTGAGGATTCTCCTCCTGGGTTATTAGCGGCATCTAGAAGTCGTGCAAATGTATTAAGAGTAAATAACCCGCGTGACTTGACAAAAGAAAAATTATATGATAAGTTACAAGAGAAGAAGTCTTTTACAATTCCTAAATGGCAAGGTGGTAAGATGAACGTATTAATTCCAATGGCAGGTGCAGGTAGTAGATTCCAACAGGCCGGCTATACATTTCCAAAACCCTTAATTGATGTTCGTGGAAAGCCAATGATTCAAGTGGTTGCTGAGAACTTGAATATTGACGCCACATTTATTTATGTGGTGCAAAAGGAACATCGTGAGAAGTATAATCTTGATACGTTACTCAATCTCATTACACCAAATTGCAAAATTGTGGAAGTGAATGGTATGACCGAGGGTGCGGCATGTACTACCTTACTCGCCAAAGAACACATCAATACGGATGAACCCTTACTGATGGCAAACTCCGACCAGTTTGTTGAGTGGGATTCTAACGAGTTTATGTACAAGATGGTGGAACAAAACCTTGATGGGGGTATTGTAACATTTAGAGCTACCCACCCTAAGTGGTCATTTGCTAAGGTGGATGTCCAAGGGTATGTGACCGAAGTTGCCGAAAAGAATCCCATTTCGGATATAGCGACGGTTGGTATCTATTATTGGAAGCGGGGGTCTGATTACGTAAAGTTTGCCGAACAGATGATTGAAAAGAACATTCGAGTAAATAACGAATTCTACGTCTGCCCCGTGTTCAACCAGGCACTTGAATCTGGCTTGAAGGTTAAACCATTTGACGTACCCAAGATGTGGGGACTCGGAACACCAGAAGATTTGAAGTATTTCTTAGAAAACCAACAGTAATTTGTATGAAAGTAGCATTGCTGTTGTCGGGATTAGCCCGTAAGGTAGAAGATGGATATAATGCCACGTGGAAGCATGTTATAGAAAATTATGACACCGACGTTTATTTACACGCATGGAAAGATGAGGAATGGGAAAAGGTACCGCAGATATACACCAACAAGGTGAAATCATTACAAATACAAGACCCATTCAAGTTTACCCATTTTAAGCAAGGTATTTCATTACCACACAAAGATACATCAAGACCGCTTCCACAATACGATGTAATGAGTTGCTTTAGACAGTTCCCTATGGTCTATAGTTGGCAAAAAGTATATCAGAATCTATATGACACAAATATTTCATACGATTTTGTTATACGGAGTCGGTATGATATGGGCGTGAATAGTCCAATTGATTTACATTTGTTTGACAACAACTTAATACATCATGGACTTGGTGGGGCACATTACGATGACAATCTCTGCGTAGCAAATCATAAGCATTCAGAGATGTTATTCCATAATGTATTTAATAAATTAATAGAATATTCTAGAGAAACTGGAATTTTAAATAGTGCAGAATCAAGTTGGACTATGATACTCAATAGAGCTGGACTGCTTGATAAAGCTCGTTCAACCCATCTACTAGCATTCAGATTATTTAGAGATAACTGGTTATGGTGGGGTGATGAGAACGGAAATATAATTTCGGAAAGGAAACTTACCTAAGCTTAAGAGAAAACATATTATGGCGTCAAACAATATCCCTTTATTTAAAGTTTGGATGAACCCACTAGCGAAAGAAGAAGTCGCAAAGGTATTAGACAGTGGATACATTGGGCAGGGCCCTAAGGTCGATGAATTTGAAGAACAACTTCGTCAGTACTTGGGGGTCGAGCATTTAGTTACACTGAACTCTGGTACATCTGGACTACATTTAGCATTACATATGTTAAAGCAACCATACGTGCTGGTAGACGGATATAGTGAAATTGATTGGCCGGGATTAAATGTCGGTGATGAAGTACTTACCACCTCGTTGACCTGTACCGCTACAAACTTTCCGATATTAGCCAACGGGTTAAATATTAAATGGGTTGACCTCGACCCGACTACGTTGAATATGGACTTGGATGATTTGGAACGTAAGCTCTCTCCAACCACCAAGGTAATCATAGCTATGCATTGGGGAGGATACCCGTTGGATTTGGATAGACTACAGCTTATTAAGAAAAAGTGTAAAGAGAAATTTGGGTTCTCTCCAGTCATTTTACAAGACTGTGCTCACGCGATGGGTTCTTTATATAAGAATAAGAGTCTCGCAACTTACGGTGACTTAACTATGTACAGTCTCCAAGCTATCAAGCACATAACATCGGTGGATGGTGGTATCTTAGTAGTTCCTCCTCACTTGAATAAGCGGGCACGGCTTTTACGTTGGTATGGAATTGACCGTGATGAAAAGGGACGTACGGATTTTAGATGCGAGGCAGATATTCCAGAGTGGGGATTCAAGTTCCATATGAATGATGTATGTGCTACTGTTGGTATGGCGAACTTACAAGATGTACATCATATCGTCCATACCCATAAGAGTAACGCAAAATACTACGACACAAATCTTTTGGATGTCTCTGGAGTGACAACCTTAACTAGACATCCAGAACGGGATTCAGCATTCTGGATTTATAGTATGTTGGTGCAAGATAGACCTGGGTTTTACCGCTGGATGAAAGAGTGCAACATCACGGTATCTCAGGTACACGAACGAAATGATAAGCACAGTGGATTACAACAGTTTAAGACTGAGCTTCCAGCATTGGATAGAACTATTGGTAATGTTGTTTCTATTCCGGTCGGCTGGTGGGTAACCGAGGAACAACGTGAATATATCGTTGATTGTATAAAGAAGGGTTGGTAATGTTGTTATTTCGTCCAATCACCGTAGACGATGCCCCATTTGTTAATAGGGTTCGTAATGGGTATGCTAAAGAATTCTTACACACCGATAAGACATTCACGTTGGAAGAAACCATTGCGTGGATAGGACTGACAACCAATAACATTCCATACTGGATAATAGAGTTGGATGGAATTGTCGTAGGATATTTTAGATTGAGTATCCAAGAAGATAAACTTTATATTGGCGCGGACATAGCACCAGAACACACGGGAAAAGGTATAGCAAAACAATCTTATAAATTCTTCATGCCATTTGTTTTGGAAAAGTACAATACAAACGAGTTGTATTTAGAAGTGTTATCAACCAATCACAGAGCAAAACATTTGTACAATTCATTGGGGTTTGTTGAAATCAGTAGATACCCTATGGAAAAAAATGGTGAATCTGTTGAATCAATCGTAATGAAATATGAAAATAGGAATTAATTTAGTAGGCGTTTCTTACAATGACGGGATGTTTGGTCGGTATAGAAACTATGAGGATGCCGTAGGTGGATTTTTTGCAAATGTGGTGACCCCTTTACGTGACGAGGGACACGACATATATTTCTATTTGTATAGTTATGATAGCCAAAAGAAGAATGACATCTTGAATACGTACACACCAGTAAAAAAGTCTGTGTTTGTTGATTCTGGGTTGAATAAAGTTGGTGGTGGGGATAAGCTACCGAATGGACTTAAGGTTATTTCTAACTCGTACATTAATAGTTTAAATCAATTACTTGGCGAAGATTTAGATTTAGTAATCTCTACCAGATATGATATCAACTTCTTCAAGAACCCATTTAAAGAATACCACTACGATTTCACAAAGTGTAACTTTTTGTGGAGAGAGCCGGAGTTCATGCATATCCCGATTGTCAACGACACGTTCATCGTATTTCCATATAGCATGACACAGAACTTAATAAATGCTATTTTTGAAATGGAGGTCAATCCGCCGTATGGAGTTGGAGTGGCTATGCACAATATATTTGTTACAATGGCAAACCAAGTCGGTATAGAAAACGTCAGATGGGTATGTGACGAATTTAAAACCGCAACACAAAACAATCTTTATAAATTGATGAGAAACGAATAATGAGTAAACCGATTAGTGCGTTCTTGTGGGCATGGAGAAACTATGAAGCGGGGTCAAAGTCTTTACGTAGTTTGCGGAGATTTTATCCAGACGCAGATTTGTTTATTCAAGTTGACTACGAAGGTGATGTAGAAAATTATACAAAGATAGCTGAACAACTTGATGCTACTGTAAATCGTAATGCGTTTCAATTAGGGTATTGTGGTGATTTCGGTTATGTAACGGTCGGTCGTACTCATTGGCCAAGAACCCATTCGTTTGAATGGTTAAATAATTTGTATAAGGCTTGTTGTTCTACAGATTCAAAGTATATGATTATTCTTGAAGAGGATGATTTTATTTTACGTCCGATAACTTTACTCCAGCAAGACTTATCAATTGCTATACATCCTACTTGTCCTTCACCCACCGGTATTAACAGACCAAACAATATTGATGGGAGACTGTTAGAATATTCTAAGCAACGAGGTGGGATAAGCGAAGCGCCTGGGTATGGGGCAGGAGGCGGTGCCTTTGTTAACCGAGAGCATTACATATCCGCATGGGAACGTTGTAAAGAAGAGTTGTGGAATGATTATGATACCTTAGCGGGGTATAGTCATATAGTTGGATGGCAAGACTTTATCGTTCAGTATGTAATGATGTTGGGTGGATACCCAGTAATACAAAATCCATATCTTGCCGAGCATTGGGAAGTTGGAGAACGGTGGGACGCATTCGAAATCATCACGGGATTTAAAAACCATACATTGGTAGAAATATAATGAAAATAGCCATAATAGGATGTATAACAAAATACGGTGTGGATGATATCAAACCTTACGTAAATTCCATCGCAAAGTCTGGATTTACGGGAAAGAAGATTATGTTGGTATATGATGTTCCAGAAGCTACCACACAATTTTTAAATGACAGTGGTTGGGAAGTCTATGAGGGACATCTACAGCAACATATCATCGTACAGCGGTTCCACGATGTTAGCCAGCTGTGTAACTTATTGGATGATGATGTTCTCATATGGACCGATGTTAAGGACGTTATATTCCAACAAGACCCCACGGAATGGTTAGAGAAGAATATGAAAAAGCCCATACTAGCTACGTCAGAAGCCATCACCTTCAAAGATGAAGAGTGGGCAGTAGTAAATGCTGGGACATCCTTCCCAGAGGAATGGGAGTCTCTACAACACAAGCCTTCGTATTGTGCTGGAACCATCGTTGGTCAGCGTGAATATATCAGAGATTTATTCAATGAAATATATCGGTGGTCATTAACCACCAGTAACCCATCTCAACTAAGTGACCAAGCCGCATACAATGTGTTAATTAACTTAAAACACTTTGAGAATGATGTACAATTTGTAAAACAGAATGAGGGGCTGGTGGTTCATATGGGAGTGTCGTGGATTAAACGGCATACCCATACCGATAAACTTTTAGAGACACCACCTTTTGTTTCTGTTGATTGGACGGTAACCTCTGAGAAATCTGATACGTTTTGTATCGTGCATCAGTACGACCGTGACCCACAATTAAAACAACATTTACTTAAAAAATATGCTTGAGATTGTTATCTTTATCCTGCCCACAGAGTTAAGTGAACTACGAACTACTATTAAACGGTTGCGGGAATCTGCCAAGTTGTTATTTCCACAACACCGACATCGATTTAATGTAATTATGGGCGTATCTGATGAAATCGTGGATTGGTCACGGAGTGAATGGACACGGCAACAATGTAAAGAAGAATTTGAAGATATCGCTAAATTGGTAGATTGGACAGAATCAAAGTTCACGGTGTCTACCACTATCAACGGATGTACCACAGCTAGAAAGCACAAGGCGTTTGACACTAACGCAACTTGGTATTTGTGGTTGGATGTCGATATTATTTTCCCAGAAGAAACATTATATACAACATTTAATTCTATTGAAATAATAGAGGATGCTGGAATTAATAAATTTGTATTGACTCCATCAACGGTTCGGCTGTGGGACAGTACGTGGGATTGTCTGGTATCTCCCAGATTCCTTGATAAGCCATTGGGGTATGAACGGCAAAACAATCCATATGAAGATGCCGTCTTGTCTAATATAACAGAATTTACTTTATCAGAAGTGCGTAACACTTCACAAGGGCAACCCTATATGAAATTTGCGGGTGGGTGGTTTACGATAATATCGCATGCCCTCTTGACAACCGTTCCAATTCCAGATAGCTTTAGTCATTATGGATTAGAAGATACATATATTATGTGGGGAACGCACATACTCAGCGACCCCAATATAAAGCAATTTAGAAATGAAGAACTTGTTGTGTGTGAGAATTATTTTGACCGTGATGTTTATTTAAAAAATAAGATTAAATTAATTGACCGGCGTGAAGAATATAAGAATCACAACACACAAATGTTTAATATAGAGTTGAACAATCTTTTAAGAGGTTATAATGCAAATAGACTATGATTTTAAAAATCCAGATATCGTTGCACAAATAGAACGAGAATACCCTGAAATGATGGGCATGTACAAGCAGATTATGATGGAACAATATGAAACGTTCTGTCTGAAGCAGTCCAATTATGGTCCCGGTAATATCTCGGTCGGTACATCTCTTGCAACCTCAGATGATATCAAGTTGTCCTTGACTGGACTCTGGTTCCGCATGAACGATAAGATTCAGCGGTTGAAGCAGCTAGTCGTATTGGGAAAGCAGGACAATGTTGGTGAGGCAGTGGAAGATACCTTCCAAGACCTATCGGTATACGGGGTCATCTGTCAGTTGGTTAATCGTGGTAAGTGGGCAAAATAACTTTATAATAGGAGAATACGTAATGCCGAAGTGGAGTTTTAATGGACGAATTGACGATGATGACTTTGAATTCGAAGATGATTTCAATGTAGACGAACAATACACGGGATTCCAAAAGATTGGCCGCCGGAGTCGTCAAGAGGAAGAGGCACGTGGTCAAAAGAAAAAGTCCAGCGTGAAACACCAAAAGCGTCCAGATAAAGAATAATATTACTATTTATTATAGTATCCTTTTCTGGTGAAATATGCGAAAGCTCCTAAAAGAATTCTTATCATACATTCGAGAAGAAAAAGTAGAACGTAAGCCCGGCACCGCTTGGCAAACGGCAGGCGGTATTTGGTATGGAAAAAATACCTCTGGGGAAACTCTAAAGACTGGTCGCGGGGAAACTGCAAAGGCAGCGGCTGAGCGATTTGCAAAAGGTCTTGCCGCTCCAACTCAGGCTAAGGGGGAAGACCCCTCTACTGATAAAAAGGCGACGACGGCTACCACACAGCCGACCACGACAAAAGTTGCGCAACCGCAACCTACGGCAAAGCCGGACGTACCACAAAGTCAAGAAGTTCCGATGTCCAACGCTCCCGGTAATATTCCCCCAAAGCCACTAACTAAAGGGTCTGCTGCCCGTGATGAGCAAATCTTAAAAGATACAGAAGTTGCGATGGAATCACGTGGATTTGATAGTCCTGATGAATCTACACGGTTCCAAACGTTTACTAAGTTATGGAGAGCCTTTCTTGGTGCTCCATCATATGAAGAGCAAGTTAACGCAGTCAGAGAAATGGCTAATTTGAAGATGATTGAGGGTGGAGCAAGTGGTAAAAAGATTTATATGACTCCTACCACCGGACTTACTCCAAAACATATGTGTGGACAAGCCGGAACCGCAGTCACCAAGCTAATGAATCAAATTATCGCAGACGAAGGTATTGAAATTGGTATGCGTGGAAACGCTGCAGATAGAGCATTAGCAGATTTAAGTGGTAAGCATAATGAAGCAGGGGTAGCCGCACATTTATTCCCCAGTAAAGAAAATGAAGATGCATATAAGAGCGTCGAAAGTAGATATAGTCAACTAGGCGGTGATGCTAAGGCAGCGGATGAACGCAACAAGCTTGCGGCCCAGGCTGTTCGTAATGCATTACCCCAAGGTGCAAAGATTACTAATTGTCTGCAAGTCGGAGGTGTAGGTAAAACTCGTTTGAAAGAATTGGGCATTGACCCAAAAACCGACCCAACAGATATTTTATTAGATTATGAAGTTGGTGGTAAGAAGGGTATTATGAAAATCTCGGCAAAGATTTATACCGACCCACGTAACATCACAATGAAAAATTCTGGCGTTAAGAAAGCTGGTGTGGACTATTTAGGAGAACCAGAAGGCGGTGCTATTGACCGAGCATGGCCTGATATGTTACGAAAGTATAAGTGGACTCCCGATACTCCAGACGAAGAAAAGGTAAAGTTAAAGTCAGCATTAAAGCAAGAATATCTTAAAAAGTACGCTGGAGAGATGGAAAAGCTTGCTAATACAAATGAAGGTCAAAAGCGTTTATTGAAAATGTGGAGAGCAGTTCACGGGTGTGGTAAAAACGTCCACACTTTAGTTATCAATAAATCTACAAATCAATCAGAACTAAAGTCTCCATCACATTATTGCGAACCAAAGATTCCATTCAAAGTAAAGTACGATGGAGTAAAGGTAGTGATTGAGATGAATACCGGCGGACCACAAACATTACAAATTGATTTAAAGACTGAGGATAAAGGTAGTCCGAAATTATTGTTTAGACATATTGTAAGAGACAAAAAGTAATGGAAATCAAAAAAGAAATCTTCAAACGAGTCCCGCCGGGTGATCGGTGGGTAGCAGTTGACATCCCCGATGGATTGGTTTATACTCCATTAACAGAAGCCTTAGAGGCACATTTTCAACAGCACGGAACACGACAATTTTATATTGACGCGGTAGCAGGATATATTTATAAGGTAGACACCGCTCCAGACCCGGCGCCGGTAGTCAAACAATTTTCGATTTACGGGGATTATTAAAAATGAATATAATGGTTACGGGTGGAGCAGGATTCATTGGTACTAACTTAATTAAAAGATTACTCCGCGACGGGCATACAATAATCTCCGTTGACAATTATGATAGTGGATTGAAGAATAACGAACAGACTGGGGCTGCCTACGTAGCCGCAGATATAACCGATATCGTACGGTTAACATCAATAAAAGTTGATTTGTGTTATCATCTGGCAGCACTATCACGCATTCAACCATCATTTAAAAATCCATCAGAAACCTTCCGCGTCAATGTCAAAGGAACGGAAGCGGTGGCTGAATGGTGCCGCATCAATAATACAAAGTTAGTATATGCTGGGTCATCCTCTCGTTGGCATAATCCATACCAGTCCCCCTATGCGATGTACAAGCATTTGGGAGAAGAAGTTCTAAAGATGTATAGAACTATTTACAAGACTAATTTTGAAATCGCTAGGTTCTACAATGTCTATGGTCCGCATGAAATTGTGGATGGAGACTGGGCAGCTGTAATTGGTATCTGGCGCCGTCAAGTCCGCGATGGATTGCCAATCACAATTGTCGGTGATGGAGAACAACGGCGTGATTTTACACACGTTGATGATATTGTTGATGGTCTAGTTCGTATTGGTATGTACGATGAACATCATACCGATGCATGGGAGTTGGGAACTGGAATGAACTATTCGATTAACGAAGTATACGAAATGTTTAAACAACATTTTGGAGCTGAGAAAGTCCACATTGCCGACCAACCCGGTAACTATAGACAAACATTACGAGAGAATGATGATTCATTAACACGGTTGAATTGGAAACCGTCTGATAAACTTAGGGAGTACATCAATAGTCTATGAAAATTTTAGTAACAGGCGGAAACGGGTTCATTGGTAGTAATTTTATAGAATATATTTTAGAGAATACGGATATGGAGGTCATTAATATAGACCTCTTGACGTATGCGGGTGTCTCTCCACATCCTAAATCATCCAGATATACTTTCTATCAGATGGACATTGCCTATGATGAAGTATATGACCTCCTCGTAAAGCACCAGCCAGATTATATTGTAAACTTTGCAGCGGAAACTCACGTTGACCGCTCAATTGAATTTCCCGATGCGTTTGTTCAAACGAATGTATTTGGAACCTATAATTTATTGCGGTGTTTATTAAAGTACCACAAGACTAATAAATTTAAATTCATACATATTTCAACTGATGAAGTCTTTGGTCAATTAAAATTAAACGATACGCCGTTTTCCGAAAAGACTCCATATTCGCCTAACAGTCCATATTCCGCTACGAAGGCATCAGCCGACCACTTGGTACGCGCGTTTCACCATACTTACGGACTTCCGGCGATTGTTACGAATTGTTCAAACAACTACGGCCCACGGCAGTTTCCAGAGAAGTTCATTCCCGTGGTTATCTTGAACGCTTATATGGACAAGCGTATTCCTGTTTATGGGTCTGGTTTTAATGTAAGAGATTGGTTACACGTAACTGACCACTGTAATGCTATTCTACGTGTTTTAGAGAGTGGTAAAATTGGCGATACGTATGTCATCGGCGGTGAATCCGAACGTACTAACATTGATGTGGCCCGACATATCTTGACGATTATGAGAAAGCCAATTTCGTTAATAGACCACGTGTTGGATAGAAAAGGACACGACTTCAGATATGCAGTTGACATTTGCCACATCAAGCACGAATTGGGATGGAGGCCTTCAATTAAATTTCAAGATGGGTTAGTAAAAACTATTGATTGGTACTTAAACAATATGGAGTGGGTAAGGTCATGCGTAAACTTGGGATAATCTTAGCGGGTGGTAAGTCTACACGATTGTATCCATCCACGTTAGTTACCACAAAACAATTACTTCCTGTCTATGACAAGCCGTTGATTTATTATCCGTTGACCACATTGATGTTAGCGGGTATTCGTGATGTCATTATAATTTCTTCTACACATGAAAAGGAACGCTTTAAGGAATTATTCAGCAATTGTAAGACGGAGTTAGGGATTGATGTGACGGTATTGGAACAAAAGATACCACTTGGTATTGCCGATGCCTTTAATATTGTAAGAGAAGAGATGGGACATAAGTATGTCTCTAACTTTGACAGACACGTGCTGATATTGGGAGATAATATATTCTACGGAGCAGGGTTTAGTGACCAACTATTGCACGCTGGAAACAATATCAATGCGCATGTCTTTTTACATACGGTGTCCGACCCAGAACGATTTGGTGTTGCTGAACTTGGTGAAAATAATGTAGTGGTTCACGTAGAAGAGAAACCAAAATCACCTAGAAGTAATTTGGCAATTACTGGACTTTATTTTTATCCTCCCGACGTATACGATAAGGTAAAACGTCTACACCCCTCAGCGCGTGGTGAATTAGAAATTACTGATATAAACGAATTATATCTACGTGAAGGGAAATTGTTCGCTACCAAGTTACAACGCGGAATGGTATGGTTTGACGCCGGAACTCCCGATGCCTTGTTAGAATCGTCTAACTTTATTAAGTTTATTCAGTCCTATCAAAGTATTTTAATAGGAAGTCCTCACGAAATTTCTATTCGAAAAAAGTGGGTGACTCAAATGGATATAACTGGATTCCTTAGCGCATGCAAGAACACACAATACGGCAAATACTTAATTAACTTATTTGACAATGAAAGTAGAACACACTAAATTACCAGAAGTATATGTACTCCATCCGTCTGTTCATAACGACCTGCGGGGTATATTTTTCGAAAGTTTCAATCTTAATAAGTTTTTAGAGTTGACTAACACCGATGTTACATTTGTCCAAGACAATCAAAGTGTGTCCTATAAAAACGTTCTTCGTGGGTTGCACTATCAAAAACCAAACGGACAAGGCAAATTGGTACGAGTCACACACGGTTCGATATTTGATGTTGCGGTAGATATACGAAAGGAGTCTCCAACGTTCAAACAATGGGTAGGAGTAGAACTATCAGCTGATAATAAAAAACAATTATGGGTTCCCGATGGATTCGCTCACGGATTTCTTGCATTAACTGATATGGTGACAGTGCAATACAAAGTCACAGAGTATTATAATAAAGCACATGAAAAGTCTATCAGATGGGATGACCCTACCATAAACATAAAATGGCCATTATCGGATAACCCTATCTTATCAGAAAAAGATGCGGCCGCCCCTTTACTAAATGACATAGAGATGTTATAATACTAGGATACGTAAATGAAAGTTTTAATAGTTGGTAGTGGATGGATTGGAACAAGAATGCAAAATGAGTTGAATCGTCGTGGTCACACCATTACGATAAGCACTCACACAAATGTATTTGACATTTTAGCACAAGAAGAATTTGATTGGGTTATAAATTGTGCAGGGGTTACTGGAATTCCTAACATAGATGCGTGTGAAAAGAACAAGTCAGAAACCTATCTAGGTAATGCAGTGTTTCCAATTCAATTACATCATATTGTAAGTAAGACCCGTGCTAGATTGGCCCACGTATCAAGTGGGTGCATCTATGAAGGGACCATTGATGATATCAACGCCTTACCTAACTTTTTTGGAAGTACATACTCCATTAGTAAAGGCATTTCCGATGCCTATTTAAAGGACAAGGCACAAGTCTATCGTATTCGACTACCATTTACTGGTATTGATGAACCAAAGAATTTCCTTGCTAAAATTCTGAAGTATGCTAAGACTGGAAAGTTATTCGATGGAGGTCACAACTCCATAACCGATTTAGACGAGGCAATTGAAGTGGCCTGTACCTTGATTGAAACGGATGCACCAAACGGCCCGTATAACTTGGTTAATCGTGGTTCTATTACTATGCATGAGATTGTTGATATGATTGGGGTTACGGCAAATTGGTATACCGAAGAAGAGTTTAAAAACGCTTCGGCAGCATCTCGACCAAATTGTATAATCCCCTCACATCCAGCTATGAGTTCGGTTAAAGACGCACTACAAAAAGCATTATCCACATTACTTGAAAAGACAATTTAAGAGAGGTTGTATGAAAGCAAAACTAGTTTCCTTTACAGTACCGTGTACGGAAGATTTACCATTAGATTCCGATGTATTGGACTTAATCGCATATTGTGCTCGGGTGAGTAATCCCAGCAATCAACAGAACACCGACACTTCTGATAAGTTGATTAAGTATCTGGTCAAGCATAAGCATTGGTCACCGTTCGAGATGGCAAACGCCACTATTGAAATTGAGACGACCCGTGATATCGCTCGTCAGATTCTTCGTCATCGTTCGTTCACATTCCAAGAGTTCAGTCAGCGTTACGCCGACCCAGTGAAGGAATTGACGTTCGAGACGCGGGAGGCAAGACTCCAAGACCAAAAGAATCGTCAGAATTCTATTGAGACTGATGACACTCAATTACAAGAAATGTGGGAAAAGATGCAATGGGAACTTATTGAAAAGTCCAAGGGGCTGTATACGTGGGCCATCAGCCAAGGTATCGCAAAGGAAGTCGCTCGGGCAGTCTTACCCGAAGGTCTTACGATGTCCCGTATGTACGTAAATGGGACGATTCGTTCGTGGATTCACTATATCGATATCCGTTCCGATATGGCTACTCAAAAGGAACATCGGGACATCGCCTTGGCATGTGCAAAGGCAATTAGTGAAATCTTCCCGATGATTAACGATTTCGCACACAATGCCTAAACGAATTGGAGCTGGTAATAAAGGCGGTCGAGCACTCCCGATATCACGGGCGGAAATCGAACATGCCCAAGCCAACACCAAGAGTAATATGGAAGCCGCCCGATTCCTTGGGGTTGGGTTTGAACGATACAAGCGATACGCCAAAATATACCAGCTCTTTGATTCTCATGCCAATCCCACAGGAATCGGTACTCCAAAAGGATTTGGTTCTAGAGCCAGTGTGGTCAAACTTAAAGATATCTTTGCGAATAAATACCCTGGGTATAATTTGGTTCGGTTGAAGAATCGAATGATTGCCAGAAACCTTCTACGAGAAGAATGTGCGTTATGTGGGTTTAAAGAAAAGCGTATCACCGATAGTAAGTCACCTTTATTAATCACATTTAAAAACGGTGTGAAGGATTTCGCCCAAGACAATCTTCAATTATTATGTTATAATTGTTTATTCTTGACTACTGGCGCACCTACGGTAGCTCATAAAGGATATATAGAAAAGTCGTTTGGTGACCCCGAAAAGATACCTAAAGTCTGGCAGGTTGACCCAAGACCCGGCGATATGAAAGAGCTCGATGCGGACGAACCTGACAATACGGAAGATGGGTTTGATGACATCCGTGACGAAATCATGCGAGAGCTTGGTCGAGAATAATAGCTTATATTAAACCCCACTTGACAATGCGGGGTGTATTCGTTATACTATATACATACCTCTGGTGACGGTGCATTATCCGATAAGCGGGTACACCAACAGAGATAACATCCCTACAGGGAGATTAGTATGACTAACACTGTTACGACCCCGAAGGCCACGAATACCCCGAAGAAGTCTGCTGGGTGGGGACGCGGCTGGCATCTGAAGAAGGAGTTTATCGCTCCTACGGGTGAGAAGTACAGCTTCGGTAAGCTCATCACCGTCGAGAGCAAGTAACACTTGACGGTTTCCAACATTCCGTTATATTTATTGTACCCACCTCAAATGTGACGGAGTGTTTTATGGAATTCGTTGAAGAGCTAGTTGCCGAGCTATCTCTTTCAGAATTTCGGTCTACGGTTCAAAAAGTCTTTTTGGGAAACTGGAATGTCCAGATGTACTACGAAGCGATGGGACTTGATTGGGATGATGAGATAGAAGCAGCGGAGGCAAAAGAAAACGACGACCTGAACTAGGTCGTCGTTTTTATTTTATATACTGTTATGTTGTACAACCACCAGTACTGGTTACTGTTCCCGAGGAGTTAGTACACCAATATGAACTAAAGTCTGTGAAGCAGTATACGTTAAAGTTTCCGCTACATGCTCCACCGCCACTACTATATAAGTTACAACTACTAGCTAAAGCTCCGCAATTATTACTATAAACTGTTTGTGTAAACGAGTATGCTCCGCCACCACAATCTGACCCTGCCGTTCCACTACTGTCTACATAATACGTCCCCGTGTTACAACATTGGGTATACGAATACCATTCACTCATACTCGCAGGATTCGTCGATGACGGCGGTGTAGAGCATCCACTATTTAACGTAATATATCCACCATTTTCTGCGGTATCTAATGATATTTCTGCAGTAGAGGACCGTCCTAGTTCTCCATTAATTTGAGACATTGCGATTTGTCCTGATGCTGGTAACGTCATAAGATTAACCCAGATATTATGGTATTAGTTGTACAAACTGGTTTGTACTGGTGTATTCGCACGAGTTTGGTCCATATGCAGCAGATGAAGTACATGGCGAAATACAACCTGTGTATGTTGCATCTCTAAAATATGCTGTGAGTGTTAGCTTATATCCTCCAGCTGGCATGGTACTACCAGAAATTCTTGCTGTGAACGACAAAGCTCCACCCGATAAATCAATAGACTGACCATCTAAATTATTATTAGATGTATCTTTTAATTTATAAATAGGAAGAGAGGAGCCAGTTGGACTGAGTTCCGCTTGTTGAATGTATAACGTTCCAGCTCGATCACTTACGAAATTTGTGCTAAAATTAAATGTTATGTCGTTGTTTACCGTTCTAATAAGACCTGTTTGTTGTGTGAAATTAAACGTTGGGTCTCCTGGTTGAAAATCATCCCATGCAAAATAACTAAAATCATAATCATAATTTATACTTGTATTTCTCTGGTTGGTTTTTCCAAAACATGCGTCACGTTGAAATGGCCCTGCGTTTGTAGTATTACCAACTGCTACTTGAATTTTATTACGCAATAATTCATTAACCGCTGCCCCGGCATTTGTATAATACGAACTAAGTATAGACCCAGAATCTCCCGTGGCATAAAGTCTCGGGTCAGACGAACTAATAAATGTATCAGACGGTCTGGTGAGCGGATTAGCAGGATGTACCACCCCAGAAATACTACTGGTGTATACGTTACTGAATACAAGATTAGACCCACTTGTAGTTAATGAGTCATATGGGATAATGATACCTTTACTACCATCTTCGTTTGAAGAATCCATCTGTGCATACATTTCAGTAGAAAGTATTGACTGAGAAGCCATCAATCCATTTCTCAATAGTGCAGCACTCGCTGACAGTTGGGACGATGTTCCCGCGTTTGCTCCAATATATCTTTTTTCATAAAAGTATGGAGAATTTCCTATCGCAGCCGTTGTACTTGGGTCAAAAACTGCATAAAATCTAGCCATAATAATTCCTCAAATATATTTGTTATGCACAAGCGTCATTTAAGTCTAAACACTTCCATTCTGCTTGATTCGTACTACAATTCCACGTTAAATAATATACACCAGTTCCGCATGGGTTGGATGGGACACCAGAACCAGAGGGTCCGGTTAATCCTTGGAATCCTTGTGCACCAGTATCCCCCTGTGCTCCTGGTGGGCCTGTAGGTCCGGGTGATCCTGGCGCACCAGTAGCACCTTGTGGACCAGTTGTACCAGTGTTGCCAGTTGGTCCTTGATTACCTTGTGAACCTGTCGGGCCCGTTAATCCAGTAAATCCTTGGAATCCTTGTGGGCCTGTTGGGCCGGTAGGTCCGGTAGGTCCGGTTGGGCCTTGGTTTCCTTGTGGGCCTTGTCTGCCCTGTGCACCGGTGTCACCTTGCGTACCTTCTGAACCTTGCCGCCCTTGTGGACCCTGATTACCTTGCGGTCCCTGTCTACCTTGTGGACCAGTTGGACCTGGGTTACCTATATCACCTTGAACACCTTGCGGCCCCTGATTGCCTTGTGGGCCTTGACGGCCTTGTGGACCCAAATTGCCTTGTGGTCCCAAATTTCCTTGTGGTCCAAGCGGTCCTTGATTACCTTGTAGTCCAAGCGGTCCTTGGTTGCCCTGAGGGCCTTGTAATCCTTGATAACCTTGTATACCAGGAAGACCCATTACACCGACATCCCCCTGTGGGCCCTGGCGTCCTTGCGGTCCTTGATTTCCTTGTGGACCCTGAACACCTTGCGGTCCTTGTAATCCTTGGTTACCTAATGGACCTTGATTACCCTGTGTACCCGTACTTCCCTGCATACCTTGTACACCAGGAAGACCCATTACACCTACATCACCTTGTGGTCCCTGCGGCCCTGCCGGTCCTTGCATACCTTGTACACCAGGAAGACCCATAACACCTACATCACCTTGCGGACCTTGACTACCTTGCGGTCCAAATGGGCCTTGGTTACCCTGCATTCCAGGAAGACCCATTACACCCGCAACACCTTGTGAACCAATGCCTTGCGGGCCAGTTTGTCCTTGTGGTCCCTGGGTACCTTGTATACCAGGAAGACCCATTACACCCGCAACACCTTGTGGACCTTGAATACCTTGTGGACCCAAGGGCCCTTGATAACCTTGTATACCAGGAAGACCCATCACGCCAACATCACCTTGACTACCTTGTGGCCCTGTGGGTCCCTGGATGCCTTGATGTCCTTGTGGGCCTTGTAATCCTTGATATCCTCTTACCCCTTGATGTCCTTGGTCACCTTGAACACCCTGTGGCCCCAGCGGTCCTTGTACGCCAGGCAACCCCATAACACCGGATTGGCCTTGGGGCCCACTAGAGCCCGCTGGGCCTTGTGGGCCCTGTGGTCCACCTGACGGTCCTTGTGCACCTTGTGGACCTGTATTTCCTTGTGGTCCGATGCCACCACCGCCAATGATGTGCCCGCCGGGGGTGGTACCATCATGCAATCTTAGTTCATATAAACTAATATCTGCTGATAATTCACCCGGCCGGCCAGTATATACATCATTCTGGCCTTGACTACCTCTCAATATTTGAAATTGCGTGATATTATTATCTGGCATAGTATTATAATTAAATTATTACCTCCATATAAATATCTGATTATACTGGGTTTAACCAATTATTACCCTTTTATAGAACCAGAATATTAATGAAATCTTAATGTTTCTTCACTTTACTTTTACGTACGGCGGGTTATATTTCATATATAACCTCAAACGACAGGAAACTATGGCTACCAAACATCACAGCTCGTATTGGATTGATGACAACTCTGTGTTCGATTTCGATTCAACCGACATTAACAAAGAGAATGATGTAAGTTCTGGTATTGACCGCGTGGTGAAGCTTGCTACGATTCGTCGAGCTATTACCAATTTCGTTCGTATTCTTACGAATGATTCGTCCATCATTGTTAAGTATTCGTCTGGTAAGGAATCGTATACGGATGGTAAGCAGGTGATTATTTCCGCCGACGATAATCCGAAAAACTTTGACCCGATGGTGGGACTCGCTCTGCATGAGGGGTCACATTGTCTCCTTTCTGATTTCCCGTTTCTGGCACATATTTCTACGCACCAAGATGTGTTCTATGCCGCGCTTCATCCGAAGCTTCGGAAGATGGTTAAGTTGCACAAGCTGGATGCGAGTGCTTCCGATTATTATGAGAAGGAGCACCAGAACCAGTCGGCGCTTCGTACTTTGTTCCGTCATATCAAGACGTTGATGAATGTTATTGAGGACCGCCGTATTGACTCTTATGTATATAAGATGGCACCGGGGTATCGTCCGTATTATGACGCGATGTACACCAAGTATTTCTTCAATACGGATGTGGAGAAGAATCTGAAGTATAATCGCGATTGGCGGAAGCCGACTGTTGAGAATTATGTGAATTGGCTTCTGATGATTTTTTCCCCGCACTTCGACAAGAAGGCGTTGCCGGGTCTTGGCAAGATGGTGAAGATGATTGACTTGCCGAACATTCACCGCTTCGATGAGAAGAAGATGCCAGAGTGGACTACGTGGCGGCTGTCTCGTGATGATTCGTTAATCAACCCGATTCTCTCTTTGCGGCATCCGTCCGATGCTCTGCAAGCGTATGACTATGAGCAGTTCCCGCTTCTGTGGAAGATGTCGAATGAGCTGATGATTGAGATTCTAAAGCGTGCAAAGTTCCACGCCGATATTGAGGAAGATAGTGAGTCTAACGCGATGGATGGTCTATCTATTGAGTCCGACGAGGATACTGATGATATAAAGAATGAGGGAATGCCGAATTACGATCTTCCCCAGAATCGATACAATGAAAAGAAGGCGAATAGTGCGATTGAAAAGATGAAGGATATGATGGACCAGACTGCGAAGAAGAAGAAGCTCAAGAAGAATGAGCAGACGCAGATTGATTCGATTGATTCTGCTTCGGCGGATATGACGGAAAACTCTGACCCGATTTATGGAAAGATTCCGTGTCTCGTCACGAAGAAGCTTACGAAGGAGATTATGGTTGCTGATTGGTTCCCGTTCGCTAATAGCTGGGCAATTCGTGACCGCCGTACGTTGAACCACGATTATAATTATAGTTATCGTGGATTCCTCAATGGGTTGAAGATGGGGCAGATTCTCGCCCACAAGTTGCAAGTTCGTAACGAGCCGCAGATTACACACTTCACTCGTCAAGAGCACGGCAAGATTGACCGCCGTATCCTCTCACAGCTGGGAATGGATATTGAGAACGTGTTCAAGCGGACTACGGTGGATTCGTACAATCCCGTCCTTCTCTATCTCTCTGTTGATGCCTCTGGCTCGATGGGTGGCAGAAAGTGGGAACGTGTAATGACGGTGATGACGGCGCTCGCCTACGCTTCCGATAAGATTCGGAATCTCGAAGTGGTGATTTCGCTTCGTGGGAATCTTGGAACGGGTATCCCGATGGTCGCCGTGGTGTATGACAGTCGAGTGGATAACTTTGTAAAGGCGAAGGCACTGTTCCCGTATCTGTGTTCGAATGGGTCTACGCCGGAAGGTCTGTGTTATCCCGCGACGATGGACTTGATTAAGGAGTGCGCTAAGACTCACACTACGTACTTTATCAACTTCTCTGATGGTGAGCCGGGGTGCTCATTCAAGCACAATGGTCGGCACTTTGATTATGGTGGTGAGCAGGCGTTTAAGCAGACCAAGAATTGTGTTCGAGTGATGCGAGAGATGGGTGTTCGGATTATGAGTTATTTCATCAGCGATTATCAGCATCACGAACAGTCATATATCCGTAAAATGTTCCGTACTATGTACGGACAAGAAGCGGAGTTTGTGGATGTGGCGAGTGTGGTGAATGTCCTAAAAACCTTAAATAAGCTCCTACTGGTCAAGGAGTGACCGTTATAGGTCAAGTAACCCCCGTAGAGATACGGGGTTTTCTTTTTATACCCAATATTTATATGTACACTTTACTTTGAGTACAACTATGGCTGTTACCTACGCACTACCAGAGCTCTCAAATAATTACTTATATGACCTTGAAGCATTTCTTAATTATCACGGATTATTTGGTAGAGAATTAATTCATATCTATAATGATTATGGAGTATTCCGAACTGGTTATGCCCTTGTTGTAGAATATAATGTAACTGAGCTTTCTGATTACATCGCTGATGTTGAGGCAGCATTTAATACTAAAGGTCAAATGCAGTGGCAGTTAGTAGAGTTATATAACAACACGGCAATATTCAAAAAGTTTAGCACTTTCCAAGCAACCACTCCTGAAGCGGTCGTACCGCAAACATAAGGTATCAATATGCCACTCCAATATAAAATTGTAGAAGTACCTGATTACATAACAGATGTTGAGTCCTATCTCACAACACTTGGAAGTGTTGCTAGTGGTAGTTATCAACTTTTGCATCTGTATAATAATCAAGCGTTTTTAGTTTCTGGGTCACAAGGCACAACAATTAATGTCACGGGGTCAGTGACAGCTGGAACCGTTTCAAGTTCTGCCCAAGTCAAGACATTACTACCGAGTGGGACTGTATCTAGTTCTGCACAAATTTCAACCACGTTGGCATTAAGTGGGTCAACTGGTAATGATACTATTACGCTTAATAATGGGGCAGGCGGTGATACACTTACTTTCAGTGGAAGTAATGGCGTAACTACTGTTATTACCAACAACACATTGACGATTGGTATTCCAAATGGAGTTGTATCGAGTTCTTCACAAATCAACTCTGGTTCATTCACTGGGTCGTTTACTGGGTCATTCAGTGGTGTTCACAGCGCAAGTACTGGTGGATACTCATATAATGGACACAGCCTATTCAACTATGGTCAATTCTATGATATTACCACACAATCGGGGTCAATTAATACCGCATACCCGATGAAGTTTAGTAATACAGATATTTCAAGTGGCGTCAGTATTGTAAGTTCTTCTCGTATCACTGTAACAAATGCTGGACTTTATAATCTACAATTCTCCGCGCAATTATCTAATGGGGGCGGCGGTGGGTCTGGTACTACCGCAAAGATTTGGTTCAGAGTGACGGGCTCAAATGTACCACATTCAGCTACCAACGTTGACGTAATTACAAATAGTCCGTACATTGTCGCAGCATGGAACTTCCTATCACAACTATCTGCCGGGCAGTATATCGAAATTATGTGGGCAACAGACAATGCGAATATCACGCTTCCCGCTCTACCAACTTCATCAATTGCTCCCGCAATTCCATCGATTATCGCAACAATGACACAAGTAGCATAATCTACAATTAATATATTATATTAAGACACCCTTCGGGGTGTCTTTTTATATGCCTATTACTGGGAAATCTTAATGGAATCTTAATGTTTGTTGACTTCCTTTTCACCTCTGGGCAGTGTATATTTCAGTATATGAAAATCACCCCACACATTGAGGTAAGCATGAACACGATGATTGTTAAGGTTCTCGACGATATGACCGCTGTTGACGCGGCCGGAAAGGATGTGACCCGTAAGGTTCCTCTCCATTCCCGCAAGCGGGCCCTTCAGAACGATTGCGCTCTTCGTCTAGCTATGACCAAGACGGGTAAGACGCAGTGGCGTGATGCCGACCTTGCCGACTACGAGGCGTTGGTCAAGCAGGCTGTCCCTACCAAAAAGGTGAATAATGTGAAGAATGAGCTTGAGCAGGATGTTATTGAGTTTCTTTCCAAGTGCGACGAGCTGAAGCCGAACCATCTCATCATCTCCCCGCTTAAGTGGCGGTATCTGATGCGGTCCACTCTCCGTGGCAAGAATATCCTAATGACTGGTCCTTCGGGGTGTGGTAAGACTCTCGCCGCTCAGTCAGTCGCTGAGGCTCTGGATGGTCGTCAGTTCTTCTATTTCAATATCGGCGCGACCCAAGACCCGCGTTCGACGCTTATCGGTAATACCCATTATAGCAAGGACAAGGGTACGTTCGTCGCCGAGGCTCTGTTCGTCAAGGCGATTCAGACTCCGAACGCCATCATCCTTCTCGACGAGCTGACCCGTGGTCACGCTGACGCCTGGAATATTCTGATGACGGTCCTTGACGAGAATCAGCGGTATCTCCGAATTGACGAAATGCCGAATACTCCGACGATTAAGGTCGCCAATGGTGTCACCTTCATCGCTACGGCGAATATCGGAGCTGAGTATACCGCCACTCGCGTTCTTGACCGAGCGATGCTGGACCGATTCGCTTCGATTGTCGAGATGGAGCCGCTCAGTCGGTCGGATGAGGTTACCCTTCTCCAGATGACGTATCCCGAGGTCGAGGTCAACCTTGTTGAGTCTATCGCTGAGATTGCCGACCATACCCGTCAGCAGGTTCGTAGTGAGGATCCGAAGGTCACTACCTCCATTTCGTCACGTATCACGGTCGAGATGGCTGGACTCTTGAATGACGGATTCTCGCTCGCTGAGACGGCTGAGGCCTGTATCTACCCCTTCTTCTCGAACGCCGGTGGGAACGACTCTGAGCGAACCTACATGCGGCAGCTGGTCCAGAAGTACCTCCCCGTGGAGGGTGGGGCCGAGACTCCGTGGCAGTCGGTCACGGATACCACTAATAATAACTCTAATTTCTAATACGAGGTCACAATGAGTAATCACGAATTCAGTATCAAGGTCACCGCCTATGGCAAGACGGTCACTATCGCTCAGGTCGAGGACGCAGTAGATATCCACGAATTCCTTGATATGTGTAAGGCACTCGCTACCGGTATCGGATTTCTGGATGACAGTTGGCAGGATGCGGTGGTCCAACTGGCAGACGAGTATACCGCTGACCGCCGGGCTCCCAATAGGGGTGAGGAGCTTCTTATCCAAACGATGCTGGGAAAGCACGTCAACGGAACAGAGTGTTAATAAATAGTATTTAACAAAACCCTATTGACAACCTGTGGTCACCCCCACTAGATTTAATAATAATAGTATAGATACCAGTATAACAGGAGAGACTATATGACACGCCATATCATAGCAGACCAATTCCCACATGAATGCAATAGCTGTCGGCGCTCAGTAGTCCCCAATAGCAGGAGTGTATACGAAAAGGACGGCAGGTATTTCTGCAGTCTCCAGTGTATCTATACGTACTATGAAGGGGAAAGACCAGCAGAGAATGACGACCTTATACCATAAGAACAGTACCGTATATAATATAAAGTGTTATTAGATATCAAAGATATATCGGAGTGATATCATTTCTATAGAATAGGGATATCACGCGCCGGAGATGCGCTCGTGTTCATCTATCGCGAGCAAAAAAATTTCTGTAGTAGAGCGTGTTTTCTATACAATCTTTTCAATGGAGTTGCGAGATATGTTCAAGGTGAATGACTATGTACAAATTATTAATCACTCTGAGCCCGCATGTAATGGGCAATATGGGACGATACATGAAATTCAAGTGGCCTATAATGGTCGTACGCTCTACTATATGGTCACGCTGGATGATTCCTTTGATGTATGTAGCTGTATTGACGATGAATTGATGGAAGCGTGACCGCTATGAACTATGCCGTATTGTATTTATTCCTAATTGTACTGGCCCTCGCATTCTTTGCGGGAGCCGATGGAGATGACGAGTAGTCTCCGTTTTATCACTTTTTGACCACGTTTTATCATTTTTGAGGTATTGCTATGAAAGCTGTAGACATTTATAATTCGCTAGGAAAAGCCGTTGCCGTGCATCCCCACCTGCCGATTGTGGTGCGGGGACTGGATGACAATGGGAATGAGGTCGATATCAAGCTCAAGGGTATCGTGCAGTTGGGGAGCGAGCAGTGGGGACCAGTAATCGTACTAAAGTAGTCCCCATTCCCGTTAATATGTTATAATGACAGGCCGGCTGACATTTTGACTTATTAAATTGTTACAATATTGTTACATTCGTTTTATCATATTTTGACCCCGTTTTATCATTTTTTTGGGTATTGACTTTTCTATGATTAAAAACATCAAGCGGGACGAGCAGGGCCGTGTGGAGTCCGGCACCTGCCACTGCGGCCACAAGGTGTGGCTCGGTGAATTCACCTGTGAGTGCGACCGCTGTGGTCAGCTCTATAACTGGGCAGGGCAGGAGCTCATGCCCGTCGAGCACTGGGAGGAGGACTACTAGGACCTGTCCAGCTTTCACGGTGGGGGCTGTCCAGGTTTGACGGTCCCCGTTAATAGGTTATATTGACAGTCGGGTGCGACATTATGACATTAGGTGATTTATTTCTATACACCTGTCATTTTGACAGTACCGAAGAAATACCGAACTACCGATAATGTGTATTATGTAAACCTGTTTTATCATTTTGTTTTATCACGCCGGTCGTACATCGTCGGATCGTATCACTGCGCACCGCCCCATAACGGCAAGGGCATCTCGATATCCCATGCGGCGGGCTTCCTTTATACTATTAGCCACCACAACAGTCTGCCACGTATAGTGCGCAGTCCGGCAGGTATAGACCCACTGCTTGCGCCCCGATAGGTGGGGGAGCTTTTTAGTTATCATGCACCCACCATCATGAGCAGCTCTTCTGCGCCGTAGACCTTGGGGAGCCCACACTTGCGGCAGGTATACTTCCGAGCATCGGGCTCGACCTGCGTGTGCCGGGTGCCGCACTTGACGCAGAAGCCGATACCGGCGTCAGACTGAGCGGCCTTGAGAATCTTGCCAACGGTAAGCTTAGCCATTTTTACTTGCCCTCCTGGGCGATGAGCCGTTCGAGCACCTTGCCCTTCCACGGGGCCGGCTCGGGCTTGTGAGTCTCGTGCCACAGCGCGTCCTCTAGGAGCTGCTGGAAAAACTGCTCTGCGGTCATTTCCTTATTGCTCATTTTTTTCCTCTTACTTGGTGAGAGTGTAGGGCTTGTTCCAGCTTCCCACGTTGACATCGTAGTAATACGCGGTGTCAAAGTAGTCCGTCTGAATGTCGGAGCGGTCGTACCAGTCCGCACCCTTCATCGCGGGGATGACTTCAGAAAGGAAGGCGAGAGCCGTACCAGTGTAGTGCTCCTGATACCAGTAGGGATTGATGCTCAGCTCGTAGCGCTTCCGCATCTCATCCTTATTTAGCTCGATGTTGACGTAGCCGAACTGCCGCTGCTCAACCAGGTCACCGATGAAATCAATCGGACCAGCCGTCAGCTTGAGCACAATCGTGGAATGATTGCGCACCGAGAGCGAACCCTTCATGCCGTACTTGGCAAGGATAGGCTTCACCTTAGCGGCGATGGTCTGCTTTTTGGTCTGATTCATGTACGCCATCTGCTTTGTTTCTCCTTTGAGGTTATGGTCTAAATATAAACGATTATTGAATAGAAACAAGGGGGCGGAGCAATTTTCTTTTTTTCGTTACAATTGGACACGTCTAGGACTAAAGCTGGACAAGCGGCGGCGGTGATAAAACTTGGACATTTTGACTTCGGGGTTTCTTCGGGTGTTTTATCACGCGGGCAAGAAAAAACCCCCAGCCGTAGCCGGGGGCCCTTCCCCATATGTTATGCGCGGGTCAGGAGGACTCGAGCGATTGACTCCCACTTAGCGGGATTATCCTTAGCGAGCCCACACAGCTTCATCAGCGTACGGATGGACAGCTCACGAAGGTCATTGCGGTGAGTACGGAGGAACGAGAGGATAGGAACCCGAAGGTTCTGGGGTACGTCCTCGCGGTCGAAAATCTTCCCAGCGTTGGCGATGTGATTGACCCACACACCGAGCTCGTCCCGACTGTGAAGCCGAAGGTCGAGATAGAGGGAGCGAGACATCAGTGCCTCGAAGTGCTGAGCGTACTTGTTCTTCCCCTCGTCCACGAACGTCTGGAAATCAAGGTTAGAAATAAAAATCATTGCACCATTATACTCAAACTGCTGCGGGATGTCGTTCTCCTTCAGCTGCGGAGCCTCCTTCATGTACGACACCTTACGGGTGCTCGACGTATCACAGAGCGCCTTGAGGATGTTCAGCGCATCCTCGTCGTTGAAGATGGAATCAGCATCGTCGAGGACAATCACGTTGCCCGGGTTCCGATACGTGTAAGCCAGCATATAAAGGTGAAGTGCCGACAGAGAGCCACGCACAATCTCGTGGGGCACCTTGGAATGTTCCAGAATCTGCTCCACCGTGTACGTCTTACCGACACCTGGCGCACCCGTCACCACCATCGCGCGGATGTTCTTCGCAACGGCACCCTTTGTGAGAAGTGAAAGAATATCGAAACGCTCCTTTAGGTCGGAAAGAATCTGCGAATCACTACGGACCTTCGGCTTGGCGTTCTCACGGGCCTGGATGTCAGCCTTGCTCGGACGACCGCGCTTCACAATCTTGATGCTCATCTGTATCCTCTTGGATGTTTGGGGAAGTCTCTAAATCTAATACAATCGGGGGAGTTTGTCAAGCCCTACTGAGAACATAGGCAGACATCTGTTTTCCCTCATTTCGGTACAGCTTGACCTGCGCCCCCTTGGGGAGCCCCTTTGCAGCCCGTCCCCCTAGGGCAGAGACATGGTAGCGTCCCTGCTTGCCCTCGACTACATACCAGCCACCCTGCTCTGGGGTTTCCATTAGTTTCACAATGTCAATAAAGTGCTGCTTCATTAGTTCCTCGCTCGGTTAACGAAACGCTTCAGGGTTTCTACTGCTTCCTTGTTCTTGGGATTGACGTAGGCAAGGCGACCTGCCGTCTTATGGTCATACACCATTGCGCCCACGTATTTCTCGACGCCACTACACTGCACGCAGGTCTGGGTATCGGGGAGCACGTCGAGTCGCTCCATGGGGATGACGCACTTACATTTGAAACATAGTCGCATTACGCTGCCCTCTGGAGTACGGTGAACCCGCTATTGTCCTTTTTCGCCTTGCCCTTGGCGACCAGCCCCACGATGACGCCCTTCTCGTCGAGGAACCGCAGGTCCGTCTCGGTCCCGTCGATAACCTTCACACCAGCCCACTTAGCGGGGAGTTCGTCGAACACGACTGCCACGTTCATGCCCTGCCCCAACATACGGAGCGCGTCGATTTCGTTAGACTCCGAACGGCTGAAGGTCAAGTGATAGTTGAGAGCCTTGACCTTTCGGTTCGTCAGCTTCGTGTAATCGTAAAACTGGCGATTAGGGAACGCGAGGAAGATATTAGGATAGGTCACGCCGTCAATCGTGACGGGCACCGTCTCCCAGCGGATATCGGACGTTCCATTGAGACGGAAAACGGGAATCATCCCTTCACGTTCCGCCTTCCGCTCAGCCGCTTCGATATCCTTCACAAGCTGAGCCATAAAGGTCTCGCGGTCCTCAAAAAACCAGCGGGTCTTGCGGATACGGGCCTCCTGAATGGCGGTGAAGCGACCACGACCGGCCGTATTCAGACAAGCCGACGCACATCCAGCCGAAGCCATCGGGCAGGTATTGTATCCCGACAAGGTAGACGGCGCGAGGTGCATGATGAAGGTCATGTAGCCCATAGCCTCGCCCTTCACCGTCTTTGTGTTCCCGATAGTCAGCAGCTTCACTTTGTTCTCCATTTAGGTTATGGGTGAAATATAACCCTATATCGAAGAAAGGGAAGGGGGTGCGCAACATCGTTACAATTGGACAAGGTTAGGAATAGCTGGACAGGCGTTTGTCAAGAGGTATAACGCCTTTGTTACACAATTGTTACAATGTTTTATCACAGCTACCATGCTGTTTTATCATTTCGGGCAATAAAAAACCCCGCAGGATATGCGGGGAAACCAGGCTGCAGCCGTATAGGTTTTTTTACTTTACGATGTCGAGGAGGGCGGTCAAGGTAGCCTCATATACCGCCATCTCCTGCAACCGCTTCTGGAGCTTCTCTCGCTCCTTCCGAATATTGTCCAGCTGAATCGGGGCCAGCTCCTTGACAATCAGCGGAAGGTTCGCATCCGGCCCCAGTACCGAATGCTCTGCGGTCGGCTCGCTGGGAAGCGTCTCGTGCGGAATGTTCCCTTCATTGAAATGCCGCACCATATCGCTGTAGCTGTTCCGCTTACCGAATAGAATATTAATCACGCTGCCACTCCATCATCCGCTTATGCGCCCCGTCACGCTGGGGCTTCACCTTGCGGCGGTTGTCGGTGAGACTCCCCACGGGCTTCTGCGAGGCTCGGATAGTCTCACGCCGGGGATGTGTGTCAATGTCGTCCAGCTCGTCGTAGTTAATCATACCAGTAAATCTAATCGGCATTGGGGTCTTTGTCAAGGGGGTTGGCGAGGTCAAGAATATTTGTGATGCACCGGAACTTGTGTAAGACTTCCTGAATGATGTAGGCCTCGAAGAGCGCATCCTCGATTAATGCCGTATACTTCTCTTGGTCATCATACGGAAGCGGACTCTCGCTATCCTCGAACACCACCGACTTGCCGCTGGTCAGCTTGAGATACAGACTTTCCATATCTGGGATAAGGATAGTGCCGACCTCGAGCGCATTCTCGAAATCCTTTGCGGTCTTGGGGTCATTCATCCGCTCCCATTGAATTTCAATCTCCGTAGCTTTCACCGCAGCTTCCTGCTTCAGCTCGTCGAGGGTCATCGGGCGCTCGTCTGTCCACAACGGAAGCACCGCCCGTTGGTATTGTCGAACGCCTGATTTCGGCAATCATTGTTCGAGCAGCCGGCACCATTACACGCCTTGCACTTCCACACATACCCACCACACGTTCTTCCGTTGTCGAGCTTCATCTGGCATTGCATTGGTTACACCTTTAGATGTTTACATTGTTTGCGATACATGAACCCATAACACGTGCAGGTCTTGCGTCCATCCTTGTACGTCCTCACGATATACTTCTCATTGCCTTTGGTGCTGTATACCGTTTTCTCCGTGTAGTTTTGCTCAGGTTGACGCCTAACCCACTCAATATCGTCAAGGGTAATCTTCCCCCTAACCGCTACATATGGATGGTTCCAGCGTTCTCCGTTCACTTCCTCAATGGTACCCGCAACGATGCGATTGTTGACGATTGCCGGGTTCAATGTGGATTTGATTTTGAGCTTCATTAGGGATTCTTACGGGGACGACCACGCTTCTTGTAGCTCGACTGAATAGCCTGCTCACGCTGAGTCTGAAGCTTCTCTGCGTCAGTTCCCGCCTTGGGGATACCATAGTGAGCCGACCAATCGTACTGGTCCACCGTATCCAGAGTGCCGTACTCCCGACGCAGATTGACCTGAGCCCAAGACTTGATGCCGTAGATGACCCAGCTGTTGCGGTCAACCATATACCGACCGAGCTTCTGCACCTTGGTCTGCACATACACCTTGTCAAACTTACGGCCAGTCTCAATCTGGACAGTCTCACCGAAATCCTGACACCCACGGTCAGCCTTTTCAAAAGACGCACGGAAGTGCTCCAGCTTCTCGACATACTCCACTGCTCGGTCCAGTCCAACGGTCTTGCTCATCTGTGTATCCTCGTTTAGTTGTTTAGTGTTTTTTACTTACTATATGAAGTTTAACTACTCACCACGATTTTGTCAAGGGGTCTTCAATATTACCTTATAACTCAATCCCCAAGTCACGGGCGGTTTGTCGCAGCTCTTCCTGCTCCTCTGCGAAGGCAATCCAATCGGTGAGAGCCTCGTCCAAGTTTGCACGCTTCGGCTCATCGTACAACCCGTGCTTCATATCGTCCGCCTGAATGTCTGCCATTGCGTTGTCCATTAGCCGTCATTCTCCAAGTTGATGTAAGTATTCTTCTCCACTACTTCCCAGAATCGTTCCGCAATCGTCTCGGGGCGGAAGTCACTCTCGACTGCTGCTTCCTGAATCAGATGGAGGGCGAAGTTATTGCCGATGAGCGTATAGGCGGCGTCGCCCCACGTTACGTTCCGTCCGATGTCATACAGAATCTCATCAGCGTCATAGTCGGTAAATCCGATATGCGTGAGTACGTCATAGATGTGAACGAACGTTACCGTGTCCTTACGGAATACGTTGCCGGCTGGCGTGAGAATGTTTGTGCTCATTACGCAATCACCTTGCTGTTGTTACGGTTATAGGAACGAATCTGGCGAGCGATATACTCACCGGCCTCGGGGTTCTCCTCCCCAATCTGACAGACGAGCGAGGAAAGGTAGCCCGCCGTGTAGGCGTGGTCACCATACTTGGCGCGGTTGATGTCGATAAATCGGGTAAGGATACTGTCCAACTCGCTGTACTTCATCGTCTCTCCATTTGGGTTGTGTACTAAATATAACCTTTTATTGAATAGAAGTCAAGGGGGTGACGGGGATGAGTTCGCTAGCCTTATACCACAGATGGTAATACTTCCGACGAACCTTCGGGTTCGGGTTCGGGATCTCGTGCTTCACCCAGAAATACCCACCGTCATACTTCGTCACGATACCAACCTCCCACTTATCTTCCCACCCGTTCCACGCATTGACAATCTCACCAACAAACGGTTCGAACATTTTCTTTTCTCCATTTGAGTATATACTGAATATAACCTTATATCAGAGAAACACAAGGGGTTGCGCGATATTTCTTTATTTCGTTACATATGGACAAGACTAGGAATACCTGGACAAACCGGCCGGCGTGATAAAACGGCACAAAAAAGCCCCCGAAGGGGCCTAGTCCTACTCCTCGCTGTACGTCCCGCCATACGGCGACGGGTCATCGTCGTACTGGGCCATATGGTCCTCGTAGCGGTCCTCGTACATCTGGTCGCTGGACCCCTCCTCCGCCTTATAGCGGTCGTGGAAAAGGTTCTCGCACTGGAAGCTGCAGAACCCATCCTCCACTGCCTCGTGCGTCCGACACGTCTGGCAGAGCTGGTCCATATAGTCCGCCTCGTCCTCCGTCCGACCCTCGTAGAACTTGTCCACCTCGAGCGCCTCAGCGTAGCGGTCGGCGCACATATCGCCGCAGAACTGGTCGTGGGACTGGAAGGTGCCCACCTCGTTCTCCCCACACATCACACACATCGGAACGTGATACACTTTACTTTCTCCGTTTGGGTTGAATGTAATATAACCTATTATCGGTCGGGGGTCAAGCCCCACCCCGCAACTTCCCGATAGGTATGGGGGCCGTTCGGGTAGTGCATCTGGAACCACTCCTGCGTGTCCTCCGCCATCGAGCGGTCGGAGAACCCGCCCTCCACCAACGCGTGGCCCCAGTAGAGGCCGTAGTTGCGGGTGATGGTGTCCTGCTTGCGGATGGTGTACTTCATTTCGTTCTCCGTTTGGAAGTTACCCTAAATATAACCTTATATCAGAGAAACACAAGGGGTATTTTACATTGTTACAATTCCTTCGGGGTTTCTTCGGGTTGTTTTATCACAGCCGGCAAAAACTCGAAACCCCCGCACCGGAGTAGGTGCGAGGGTTCCCACTATCGCAGGGACGCGTCGGAGTCTTTTCTGCGGGACTCGGTAAGTAAACCGCCGGACCTATTCTTGAAGGGGGTGCCGTCCCTTGTTAGCGTTAGGTGGTTAGGTGGTTAGGTGACCCATACCACAACGCCCGTATGTTTGAGAAACGTGATTATCTAACTTGGCTTCATCTTCGCTGACAGGCTGCGTACTGAACCTATCGCCCTCCCCTTTCGGGGCTACGGCGGTAATCCGTTCTCGTTATGTATTAAGTATAACCTACTAGAGTCGTCCTGTGCATAAGTGACCGCGTTGGTGAACGCCACCGTCACATAACTGGGGCTGAAGAGATTAAGAAACATTGCATAGACGATACCGAAGATACCGACACCGAACGCCACGTTGAACACTCGCTCCTTCTTGCTCATAGACTGCTCCTTACTTGGGGGAATATGAAATATACATTAGATGCTTCCGTTTGTCAAGACCCGCTCCCATCTTTTTTTATTACTTTCACTAATTTTTTTACGGGTTTCTACCGATACTACCCTACGACGAGCACGGAATTTTATGAGTGTTTCTTCTGTGTATTTTTTATTTTTACCGGCATCAGATAGTTTTTTACGGGTTTCTGCTGAGACAGTGTGCCCCTTAAGGGAGTCACTAACCTTTTTACGATGTTCTACAGATAGTTTTTTACCTTTGTTCCACGCTACCCTTCCCTTACTCCCGTCACTTATTCTTTTACGATGTTCTGCGGAAAGAGCTGCTCCCGTGCGTACGGCGCTCATAGTTTTTCTCGCCAATTCATATTTCCTAGCGGAGACTTTGTTGTGTTGCGTATCGTATGCTGCCATAGCAAACCATGCGGCAGCTGTTTGTGGTGTCTTATAGTACATATACAACAACCGATGTGCTACATAGTGTTCTCTTGCGGACAGCTCTACTAAGTTTTCTTTTTTGTTACTTCCTCCCATACATCTGGGAATTATGTGGTGCCGTTCCTTATATCCTTCTACAGTTCCACGTTGCCGTGCTTTCTCCATCAATAGGTCATACTGCCGTTTGTAATCCATACTACTACTCCAGAAGAGAACCCCCACGTTCATACCCGGCCTGAGAAGCGTAATGGGTACTACTAATGGGGGCCCTGCCTTCGTCTCGCTGGACGCATGTTCGCTGATGCGGTGGTCCCCCTTGACTCCCTCGACCTTAAATATCGGCATCTGCGTTCTCCATCTTATTAGACCGAACAGCGAACACCTTCATGCCCTTCTTCTTCTTGCGGGACTTCACCCATGCCTTATACTCCTCTTCTGCCTCCATCATCGCAAGGTCATACAGCATGCCGTGTTCGGGGTAGAGTGGCTTACTCATTAGAGGTCACGGTTAGAAGGATTCTGATTTACCCACTCCATCCACTCGACCAGAATCTTGCTGGCCTCACGCTTGTGGAGACTGAAAGCACAGGCGAGATACGGGGACGCCCCATACATATTCGTCTCACCTGAGCGCCTTAGGCGATTCAGGAACTCGAACTCGGCGCGAACATTAGACATTTGCATCCTCCGTCTCATAAAGGTTGATTTCCTGCGGGTCCAAAGCGTAGCAATTCCACTTTCCATCTTCCCACACATACCCATACTCGCAATTCATACCACGATAGTGCTCGACCATCTGGGTGAAGTACTTGAAGGTGACCGCAACGGCGTCCTTGTCACCCTGCACCACCTGATATGAATCCGCCTTCGTCTCGTTCGTGTCCTCACGGAGCGAGGAGATGTCACCATAGGTCAGGAGTGTATCAATCTGTCCGCTAGCGTTGTAGTGGTCACGGAGGGTCACACCGACACCCTGCGGGTACCCATCCCAATGGCAATAGATGGCGGTGTACTCGTTCGTGTCGTGGTCATACTTGGCGATGAAACTGCGGGTAGCCATTTCGTTTTCCTTGTTTGAGTTGTTGAATGTAATATAGTGGGGGAGGGGGTCTACCACAAGGGCTGGAACATTAAGATTTGATTAAGATTTATCTGTCAAGAATTCATACACCCCGAACAGCACGATGCAGACGAACAGATAGACCCCAAAGACCCCGACCGCCATTAGACGGCCACCGGGTAGAAGTGCTTGGCCCACCCAATCGGGTAGAGTCGGTCACTCTGACGAGCGGGGACCATCCCGTTCGGCCACACCGTGTGGATATTGGTGCGGTCAACCTTCACCACCAGCATCTGCTTGTTTCCGAAAATCTTGTACACCTTACCAGTCTCTACCGTCATCGTAACCTCGTTTGATTGTTGAATGTAATATAACCTATTATCGGGGAAACACAAGACCCCTGCCCAACTTGTTACAATTGGACAGAGGTTGGACAGACCGTTACCGCCCTCGGCACCCTTGGACGTATTGGTACCCCATAAAGAGGGTGGCGAGGATGATGATGAGGTCAAGTACCATGCGGGGACTCCTTAGAGAGATGAGAAGAGGGAAAAGACTGAACCCACGGCAGACTTGATGGCAAAGGACCAGAGAAGGAAGGGGAGCACCTTCATCACGATGCCGTAGAGTGTCGCAAGGACCACATACCCAACCAGAAACCAGCGGGCTTTCCAAACGAACTCCAGTACCACCCGCAACGTCTCGGGTGAAGGTACTGGAATATACCACATTCGACGTAGAATGGAAGGGCTCCAATGTAACGAATAGGTAACGATGACTTTCTAGGGAATGCCATGCCGGGGGGCGGCTGCGGGCCCGGCGGGTGGCCAGTCCGCGCCTCGCTGCCCATTTTTTCCCCTATAGCTCGCTTTCTTATAAAGTATTTACCCTAAAAGAATATCCCCAAGCCCTATCCTTTATAGAGATAAGACTTGGGGGAGGTTCCATTACAGACTTTACAGATTTTATGGATTGTTGAGTATTCGGTTACGCTTACGAATAAATTCTTCTCGTAAGGCACGCAATTGTCGTCGTTGCCTTTCGGTTAATTGATTTCTATTAGGTCTGCGTCTATCCTCTAGAGTACGATTTCGTCGGGACATATCCATTTCTACAGCTATCCACGGACGGCAATTCCATCGGCCAGTTGCATATCGGTTCCAACAGTCTTGTAATCCAATAAATGGGTCTACATTCCATACAGGTACAGGTGTATAGGGACGGGAGGTTTCAGGTCGTGGGGATTCTGGGGGTCCAACTGGTTCGGGTACCCGTGGACTTTCAGGTTGTGGTGGGTGTGACCGTACTGGTTCTGGGCGTTCCACTCTATTAGGTTCTCGGCGTTCTTCTCCCCGTTGTGGGGGTGAAACTTCTTGTCCTAATAGTACGGAAGGTACTAACAGTAGATATAATGCTTTCATAGGTTCTCCTTGTATTGGAGGGTGTATCTATATATACGTACGGTTCCCCAAGAATGTTAATGGGATTTCCCGCTAGCCGAATTAAAGGCTGTTCCCACAGGGCGTAAAAAATTTCCCAGGAAAAAATTTTACCCTATACGAATGGTTTTAATAACCTATTTATATACGTTACCTAGTAGGGTACTTGACAACACATTTCGTTGGGAGTATACTTCAACTATGAATAAATTAAACAAATATATCGTACCAGTAAACTTGATTGTCTATGGAGAAACAGAAGCAGACGCCTTGGAATATGTTCAAAGTGCGTTAGATATGTCTGATTTGCTAGACCAAGACGGTATCATAGGTGCAAACCCAGACATAGAATTAGACGACATCGAATTCTACGAGGATTAGTACAATGAAATTTGCCAATATTAAACGTAATATTGGATTGATTACGGCGTTAATGCTTTCGATAACGCTAAGTATTTATATACACCTCTCTTTGAAACGGCATTATGCCCATCAAAATGAGGAACGGAAGAAGGTGGTATGTCCGTCGTTTTTAAGTATTGCAAGGTCTGCGCGTGATACTTTGATTGTAATGCGAAATGAACCGCTATGCAATCAATATGTGTTAGACAATTTATAAGTTGGTTGCGTCACCTTCATTGGTATAGGCATGGATATTGTAGATTTCGGCGTAGGGCCAGAATTTATAAAAATTAGTGCATCAGCCATTCTCGGTGGCATTGCGTTCAAGGTCGTTGAAAGATTCTTGAACGCAAAGTCATTTGTGGATGAGCATACTGCATTACGTGCAGAGCTCCGTGAGGAATTGGACAATGTACGTGATGAGGTCGTTCGCCTTCGTAAAGAAGTAGACGAATGGCGTGAACGCTACTATCAACAGGTTGCATTGACTTCAACTTTACAAGTCGAATTGAGTAATCTTCGGCATGAGATGAACGAACATAGGAATCGGTTATCGTCAGAGTTTGTAATCCCAGACGACCGATTCAATGACCACGAAGATTGATATTGTCTACACCATCACGGTGATTGATTTATACACCGATAAAGTATTGGGGCTCCGGCGTACACCAGCCATATTTACAGACTTACATACGGCAGTCTATACAGTACGTAATAACGTAGATAATTTGTCTGATGGAATCTTATATCAGTATGCTGTAATTGAAGAGTCCGTATTGAATGTCGTACGGCCAAACTTGGAACTGAGCGGATTTAGGCTGTGGTTTAAATATAATTCTGCGAAAGATGAATTCGAAGAATGTCCAGCTCCACCTCAGTTAAGAATGCAATCTGGGTTTGGTATTGGGTAACACTTATTAAGGTAGGTTATTATGAATACATTTCTTTTAGGTATGTTAGCAGGTATTAGTATCTTTGGGGTTGTCATCTTATTGGTATTGTCATTTAAGATGACACAAGAAATAGCGATGATACACCGTATTGTTCAGATACTAGGACTAAAAATCAATAAAATTGAAAAAGTCACCCAAGCAACTATGGAAGCGGCAGAAGGATTTGTAGATGCCTTACAGAGTTCTGCTGAACAAATGATACAGCAACAACAGTCGCATCAAGAATCTCCTGACCAATTTGAAGATTTACGTGAATCTTTTGAAGAAGGAATTCGTAAGTTTGAAGAAGAAGAAGGCGACGAAGATGAAGATAATTGGAAAAAGAAAAAGTGACCCCTTGACATTTTTCCAACAGTCAGTATACTTATAAACACAAGAAGGCGCGCACCGAGGTACAACACATCATAGATAAATACCATTTATCTTAAACAGAGAACGTGTGCCTTTTTAGCTTTTCTCTGTAAAAAGAAAAAGAAGCAAAAAGAAAAATGCAAACAACAAAAGATCAGGCTATAAATAAATTAGAATCAGGTTGGCATAACTTAGTAGAAAAGGTTTTTGAAATAGAAAAGCAACTACCATTCTGCTCTGGAATAGCTGAGGTCAGTAGGACGAATGGTATGTTAATGATACGATTTGTTCGCGCTGATATTCTCAACGACTATCAGCGTTTTATTTTGGACGCACTTGAATATAAATTTGAAAGAATAAGTGCAAAGCTATGTGAAGGATGCGGTAAGCATGGCGTTAGACGAAAAGACTTACCGGAGATACAAACGTTATGTACTACGTGTTATGCATTAAAGTACAGTGAAGTACACACTTTCGTGCCACCAAAGGTGGCGAATCAAGAACCTCAAATAGATTGAGGAAATATGTTTTATTCAGCAGAAGATGTTCAGCCCGCAGTGCAGGTCGCAGTTGAGTTGTTTGGTCCCGTAGGAAACATGATGGAAGGTAAGAACGTTTCAAAGAATGTTCTTATTGGTACCCGTGAATTCGGGAAGATTTGGTATGGCGATATTGACGGAGACTTGGATTTTGTAAATAGTCTTTGTTCAGTATTGTCTCAGCGGATTGGTCAGACCGCTACCGTAGTAGAAGATACTTTCTAATATTACAGGTTAACTACCAACTACATTTTCAACCGTATTGACAGATACTACTTTAGACCTTAGACTTCTTAATACGGTAAGCGTTGTTCAAAGGGAATGACGCAATCAATTCAACAAAGAGGTTACTAGTATGGCAAAGCGTAATCGCAGTCGCAACACCCGTTTCGAGGTTCGTACCTACAATCAGCAGGAGCGCGAGAGCACCGTTCGTCGGATTGCTTCGTATCTTCGTTCACTCGCCAATCGTCGTTCGACTGGTACCGTGACCGCTGATGACGTTCACACGTATCTTACCCGTGATGGTGTCCGCGCTCAGCAGACCCGCACCCGCCTCTCGTTCGTCAACGCCGTGTTCGGCACTGGCATGTTCGAGTACGTTGGTATGACCAACTCCAGCCGTCCTGCGGCTCGTGGTCGTTCCATCTCAATGTACACGGTCGCGTAATATCGGCCCTCTGTAAATAAGAATGGGGAGGGCCAAACGGTTCTCCCCATTTTTATTTATATTTTGTAGTTAAATATGTATTATTGAGATATGATTAGGGCCTTGTGTAATTTAGCATAGGTAGTTATATTTACAGTGTTGGACAGGTGGTAGAGTGGTTTATTGCATCGGTCTTGAAAACCGAAGAGGTGAAAGCCTCCGGGGGTTCGAATCCCTCCCTGTCCGCTTTCTTATTAGGTTATATGATACACGAATTTAGAACTCCATTATCGGTAAAGACTCCTCACGGAGATGGTCAAGCAATTTTATTGATTGACTACGGCATCAATGTAAATACCGTATGGGTAGTCAGGCTTGACGGTGGTGTAGTCAAGCACTACTATTCAGATGATATTCGTATTTACGACAATCCGATGAATGGTAAAGGATGGAATGTAGAATAGTATTTGCGTTAGTGGCGGAATTGGCAGACGCACCAGCCTTAGGAGCTGGCGCCTCAATGGCGTGTGGGTTCGACTCCCTCCTGACGCATTTGCCACAATAGCTCAGTTGGTAGAGCACCTCACTTGTAATGAGGTGGTCGTCGGTTCGATTCCGACTTGTGGCTCTGATGCACCCTTAGCTCAATTGGCAGAGCATGTGACTCTTAATCACCAGGTTGAAGGTTCGATTCCTTCAGGGTGCACTCACTTTTTTGGAGACACGTATGTTATCAGAAACACCTACAGTAGAAGAAATCACTGGTTATTTAGAAACGGCTAATTTCTCTGCGAATTATGTTTGTGGAGATGATACATTATGTGATATGTTTGCTCGTCGTATTCTACCATCTAATGTATTTGGCCAGACTTCTCTTGGTGAAAACATGCCACGTAGAGCGTGGTGGATTCAATTTGATGTAGACGCAAATAAGTTTGTATTACGGTGTTCTTATTTTGACAAAGATAACGCACCGATAACAAGAGAACAATTTGCCACATTATTACAAGACGGTGGATGGGCAGAAGAGAAAGTACAAAACCATCCAGCCGTACTATATACACCAGACACGGTAATTGAATGGGTATCTATGGCAGAAAATGAATGGACCGCTACATTTAGTGTAGCAACACCGACAAGTGGATGTATGATTGCAGGAGCACTTGGCAAAATTAAAAAGGTGGTGTAACGTATGTTGCAATACATTATATTTTCAATTGTGTGTGTCAGCATGATAATTTTTTCAGTTGGTGCAGCATATCTTGCAACCGAAGAAAAACCATATCGGTATAAATTGAACATTACGGATGAGCATGAAATATGAATAACATAATTTTGTATTGTGTTCTCGGATTCTTTTTATTATTTAGTATTTGGTCTACATTAGTTATACGTCATAGATGGGGACGTAAAAAATAGTTGGTTGCGGGTGTAGCTCAGTGGTAGAGTCCGTGCTTGCCAAGCACGTTGTCGTGGGTTCGAATCCCATCGCCCGCTCTTTTTAACAAACCGCCAAGATAGCTCAGTTGGTAGAGCAGATGCCTGAAGAGCATCGTGTCGGGAGTTCGATTCTCTCTCTTGGCACTATAGGAGAATAATATGGTAGCAGCAGTAATCACGTTTTTATTTATTGCAATTTCTATTTGTGTGAGTACATTTGTAATCGCAAAGTTTTTGGAAGAAGATAAGTTTTAGTAGTATTCCCAGATAGCTCAGTCGGTAGAGCAGGTGACTGTTAATCACCGGGTCGGGGGTTCGAGTCCCTCTCTGGGAGCTTTTAATTTCGGAGAATAATATGCCAGTACAAGTTGTCAAAGAACTTATTTCACAAAAGCCAATTGAGTTGACCGACACCGCAGAACATCGGATTCATACACGAAAGTGGTGGGCGATTTTAATTTTGATTATTGGTGGAGTGATGTTAGCAGCAAAACTCCCCATTCCATTCTCTGTCGCCTATACTCTGTTATTCTTTGGTCACGCAGGAATGTTACATAGTTTTTGGGACAAGCGTGACATGCCAATGGTAATTGTAAACTTAGTGTGGTTGTTTATTGATGCCCTTGGTTTCTATCGGTGGTTGTAGGTCCATAGTGTAATTGGCAACACAACAGTCTCCAAAACTGTTTTTCCAGGTTCGAGTCCTGGTGGGCCTGTGGAGTGGTGGCGCAATTGGTTAGCGCACCGCACTGTCACTGCGGTGGTTGCGGGTTCGAGTCCCGTCCATTCCGTTTCACCGTCAAGGAGTGTGTTATGAAACGTGTGTATTTGAGTAACAAAGAAAACAAGATTGCTGGGGTATGTGGTGGATTCGCTGAAGCATTAGAAATTGACCCAACTCTTATACGGTTACTCTTCGTCGCCGCATTTTTTTCTCCACTTCCTGCGGTAGTATTTTATCTGTTGTGTTGGATGGTTATCCCAAGAGATCCAGGGTATAAGACACAATAAGGCTGGGTAGCTCAGTCGGTTAGAGCACGGCACTCATAATGCCGGGGTCGCCGGTTCGATTCCGGCCCCAGCTATTGACACAAGGAGGATTTATGTACTATATTACTTACAACGGGGTAGTCACCCCACATGCGTATCAAACCCGTGAAGATGCGGTTCGTGAATTAAAAAACACGTTTGGTGATTTGGAATTGGATGCACATGATGTCGCGTTTTGGCCAAGTGTTTCTACTCGGGGTTACACTAAAATTGAAATTTGTAAGTATGAAGGTGAAATAGAATAAGGGAGTGCTGCAGAGTTGGAGAGCTGCGCCGGACTGTAAATCCGTTGCCATCGGCTGAGTAGGTTCGAATCCTTCCACTCCCATATACACCAGTAGCTCAGTTGGTTAGAGCATTCGTCTGATACACGAAAGGTCGCTAGTTCAACTCTAGCCTGGTGTACTTGCTTCTGTGGCGTAATTGGATAGCGCAACTGATTTCTACTCAGTGGGTTGGGGGTTCGAGTCCCTCCAGGAGCGCTTATGGCGATTGGTTCCGAGGGTTGCGGGTTCGATTCCCGTCATTCGCCCCTCGCTGACATAGCTCAGTTGGTAGAGCACCACTTTGGTAAAGTGGAGGTCACCAGTTCAATCCTGGTTGTCAGCTCTTAGGCACTTGACTTAAACTATACCGATGTATTATATTTGAATTGTTACGGGGAGTAGCTCAGTTGGTAGAGTACACGCTTTGGGAGCGTGGTGTCGCAGGTTCGAGTCCTGTCTCCCCGATAGGAGGAAATATGGAAAAAGAAGATAAACTACCAAAAATTATTGCCACTATAGCAACTATACTTTTTTTAATCTTTATATTTTCTATCACTCCGTCACGTGAAGAAATGCAAGGATTGGAAGGTGGTAATATCCAACACGCGATAGATACCAAGCAATAAATTGGGCGGGTGGCAGAGAGGCCCAATGCAGGAGTCTGCAAAACTCCAAAGCCGCCGGTTCGAATCCGGCCTCGCCCTTACCACAAACAAGAGGTTATTATGAATTTGACACCAAACGATAAGTTAAAGTTAGAAGGCGCATTGAAGGATATGAGTACCTCAATGACCCGCGTAGAAGCGGAACGTGACCTTCAAAAGAATGTGATTGGGGACATCTGCGAAGAACTCAATCTCAATAAAAAGGTATTCCGTAAGTTAGCAAAAGTATACCATAAGCAGAATTTTGATGACGAAGTGAATACTCATCATGAATTTGAGAAGTTATACGAGACGGTCACAAATAAGACTAAGTAAAGAAGTTGGAAGGTTCGCATAATGGTATTGCACCGGTCTACTAAACCGACGACCTTAATCGGTCATGTGGGTTCGAATCCCTCACCTTCCGTTCACCCATAATATAGGAGATATTATGACAATTCGTAAATCACATTCACGTAAAATAAAGGCAAAGGGTGGCGGGTTCAAACGTGTAACTGTTAAATCTGCATTTGTTAAGACTGGTAAGAAGAAACGTAAGTAATTAATAATATGTAAAAATTGTCAAATTTAGAAAATAATTACATATTATTATTTGATTAAATACTATATATTGAGATGGGACTTGACAAACGCAGTAGTCTAGTATATATTTAAGATGTTAAGTGTTTGACAAGTGAAGGGAAGTAGTTATGGAACTATCCGGGGTCGGATGTTATGCCCCCGCTCCGCTTGACCCCTCGTTGTTGAGATGCCACCATAACGGCACAGGGGAAGTTTCCGACGAGAAGCGTGTCAATTGACGAGATAAACCTACGCTGAGGATGACAGCTAGGATAATAGATAGGTTCCTCCCTAACCCAATGGGAGGATTTTTCATCTAAGTTGCCCTGGTGGTGGAATGGTATACACAGCAGACTTAAAATCTGCCGGCCTTACGGTCTTGCGAGTTCGAGTCTCGCCCTGGGCATTGGTTATAAAAACAGAAGGGCCTGTAGCTCAGCTGGGAGAGCGCCTGATTTGCATTCAGGAGGTCATCGGTTCGATCCCGTTCAGGTCCACTTGACAAACATCCCGTGGTATGGTAGTATTATAATAGAAGTACGCCTCCATAGTGTCAGCGGTTAGCACAAGAGACTTTTAATCTTTTAGGGCTTGGTTCGAATCCAAGTGGAGGCATTATCCGCCGGTAGCCAAATGGTGAAGGCAGTCGCCTTATATGCGAAAGATGTGGGGGTTCAAGTCCCTCCCGGCGGACTCTCCAATTTTACTGTAAATTTATGTCAAACAAAAATCAGTTATTTGTTATGCGTGATGAATTATATTCTAGGGGACTAGAAGATTTAATTCGTTACGTTAATTCATTTGCCAATACAAAAGAAATGGATATGGTAGAGATAGGTTCTTATGCGGGAGAATCTACGGTAATCTTTGCTAAACATTTTAGACGAGTAGTTGCAATTGACCCGTATTTAAATGACTACGATGTAAACGACATCACATGCCAGTTTATGGATTTAGCGGACGTATACTCTGTGTTTGTCAAGAATATCACGCCATACAACAATATAGAACTCATAAAGAAACTATCAGACTTTGCGATTCGAGATTTGATTACGCAAAAGTTTGATTTTATTTATATAGACGGATTACATACGTATGACCAGATTAAAAAAGATATAAAAAATTACTACCCTTTGATAAAGTCTGGTGGGTTTATAGCGGGACACGATTACCATCCGGTATATCAAGGGGTGATGGACGGCATAATAGAAACTATAGGATATCCAGACCAAACGTTTGTGGATACTAGTTGGATTAAGAGGGTTACACTATGAGTACATTCGCCATCGGTACACTGACCCATGACGCAGATAATAGAGATAAATTTTTACGATTGACCATAAATACATTTATGGAACATACAGCCGTTGCTCAAGGAACTAAGTGGTATATCTACCACAATGGTCCTAGCGGTGGTCCAAACGATGTAGTGTTCTATGAAATGAAAGAAAAATGGGGACACATTATTGATTTCGAATTACATCACACTGGAAAAAATCTTGGTGTGGGATACGGAATCAACGCTCTTAATAAGCATCTAAAAAATTATGACTACTCCTTATTTTTGGAAGGAGATTGGGTAACACTACCAAAGTCCATCAGCGGGTTTGGTACCGAATGGTTGATGGGCTGTATACAGTTATTGGACGAAGATACCTCTATTGACCAGATACAACTACGCCGGTATCAGCATGATATTGATGACCGCCAATATGGTTACGGATATTGGATACGTCGGGACAATATTAAAAAAGAAACTGAAAAGTTTTTATATTTAAACAAACGGGAGTATGGTAATAATCCGACCGTCCGTAGAAATCAAACACACTATGATGTAGGGATTTTCCCGCTTGGTGAATTTATAGATGAAAATAATGAACCGCAAGAACTAAAAGGAAATCCACTGTGGGGACAGGCAGAAATAGCCGCATCGGGCCTAGGTCATAGGTTGGGAACCGCCACCTTGAAATTTGGAAACTTTGTTCATTGTGACCACTGGATATATGGTGATAATTTTGAATTGGCCATAAAAAATATTAAAGGCTGCGGGTATAAGACAGACTCGCCGACGATAAACTGTAAATATGGATTTGTGTTTCCTAGAGAAGAATTCTGTTTGGCCTGTAGAAAGTCGATGGATTTTACTGATTTAGAAGAACATAACAAATTTTTCGAAGAAAAAGTCCACAGGGTTGTCTGGGAAAACCAACCCAAGGATGTAATACGGGAAATTGTTTTAACTAACATCGATTTACCACCTGTAGATATTGATACCTACATTGATTTGTCTTTGAAACTTCGGTAAATAGTATATTATAATTGATTTTAATGTATTCCAACGTGATATTTATGTTTACGTTGGAATATTTTTATTAAATGGGTTCTTTATCTAATTGTCTACTTTACATTTGGAGACATTTTATGAAGAACCATTTTTATGCCGCCTGGGGTGCTTTTTGGTTATTAACCACCCCCGCTTATGCACAAGAAAAAGAAATATTCGTAGAAAAAGTGACCAATTCTGTTGTGATTGGTCCCGTTGCAGGAAATCGTGGTCTTGAATTTGGTGTGAAAAATATCCTTGAAGAATTCTTGTTGGAAAAGGAATATAACCTCAATCCAAAATCACCAGCACGACTTCAAGTTGAAATTATATTCTTGGATGTACTGACCACCAAGAAGAATGTCTCCGTGTTCCATTCAAACGCAGAAACGGTTGTGATACGGTTGCGTGGAACAATGGTTGTTAATGGTAAGAAGGGGAAACCCGTGGTTGTTGAGGAAAGTTCTTCGGAAATTTCTATGTCTACTTTGTTAATTGACGAAGGCGGCAAATTCAACCAAACAAGTCTCTCAAACGCCTTAAAAAAATCTTGTGAGAGCTTGATTAACAAACTATCGGAGTAATATGAAAAAACTATTGACGGCAGTTCTTCTACTTCTGCCTATCTTTAAAGTAGAAGCGCAACCCGCACTCTGGTGGGGTGCAAACACGATTACCACAAATGTTAATGGTGGAGCAATTGTAAAGAACGATACAATTTCGTTAGAAGTTAAGTTGAATCCTAATTTCTCAACTATTCGTTCAGTGTTTTTTGATTTTCAACATCAAAAAGACGCAATCACATTATTAGATGTACAACCAGGCGCAGGTATTCCGCAAGGTGCAAATTTTACCTACACCAACAACTATTATCCAAATTGTAAGTTCAATAGAAACGCAAATAATACTACGGATACTGGTTGGAACAATTATATGAATGCCAGTTACACTTGTAATTCGGTTACAGTTCCTTATCACGCTATCAATCGTATCAATGTGAACGTGTCCAGTGCAGCAAATATGGAACACGCCACTTACATTAAACTAAGATTTAGAATTGCAAAAACTGATGCAGGGTTCCCATATGATTCTGTATATATGAACTTTGCAATTGGATATGATGTCAATGGTCAAACAATGACTAACACACAAAATGTGGGAGCAAAGGGGGTCTGGATTCAATTAGCACCTAACGCAAATAACTTAGTTGTTGGTGATGTAAAACATAGTGCTAATGTGTCCGCAGGATTGAAAGGATTAATGAGATTGTCCGTCACAGATACAATGACACAACCCACAGAAGTTACCAATGCAGCCGTGGGTGGTAATGGTCAATTCTCATTTGCACAACAATTACAAGTAAACACACCATATCGTTTCCGCGTAACGGTTCCAGCGGATAGTTTACACAAGTTAAGTTTGGCAGCAACTACTATCTCAGACTTTACCGCAGCACAACAAGAATGGATTACCCAAAATCTTGACCGCACATTTAAGAATAACAACATCAACAAGGGTATGAAGTATTGGGCAGCTGATGTGAATAATAATGGTGAATTTGATGGTGGTGATTTACAAGTCCTATTCAACGCAGTAACAGGACTGGACACTATTATGGTTCCACCAGCAGGGTGTGCAGCAAATTGTAGTATCAGTATTCCATTGTTCTATGGTGCAGATTACGACAACACACCATTGACTAATTGGGATGCATTAATGAGTGGTAAAATTGTCAATGTTACACCAGGTCAAACCGAATGGGCCATTATCAATCTTAATGGATATGGTGCAGGACAAACTCGTTTTTATGTAGATATGCGTCAGTTCCCAGCAGGTGTGACGCCATCTTCTGTAAAGTGGATGAACATCTTGGATGTATACAATGGTCCTGTCACTTGGATGTCCCAAGATGGAGCATGGGCGTTCTTCAAGGTGGCAAGTAATTTCACTAAGGCAACCAACGGAACATCAGCATATAACGCTAACATTAGAAACGTCAATAACCAAAATGTAGATTATGCAATCAGTTCTACAATCAGTTTTGTAAATAAAACACCTGGGTATGTGTTTGCAAGAACTACCACAGGTGAACAAACCCTTGACCTTCGTTACGCATTGAAGGGTGATGTGAATCTTTCACATTCTTCATTAGTAACAGAACAACAAGCAGCAATCTATGGTTGGGGTAACTTGGTAGTTCCAGATGGTAGAAGCATTGATACAAAGGTTAATAATGTTGTGGTTACTGGTGACACCATCAACATTCCATTTAATGTAGATACAAAGGGTATTGCATTGTCTGGTCTACAATATGAAGTAAAGATTGACCCAACATTGGTCAAGTTTGTCAAGATGAATATTGATACCCCAAGTTGGATATCGTTTGTTCATCCAATGGCAGATGGAACCATTCGTTTTGGCGCAGTTGATAAAGATTTAAAGAACCCATTAACAGGAGCAAATCTCACCCCATTCAAGTTACAACTCGTAGCATTGAAGGCTGGTGTAGACCTAAACACCTCTGTGGTTTTGACACAGGTTATGGACGCAGCAGATAATAAGGGTAATCAGGTTGGTATTAACCTTTCCTCTACTGTAATCCGTTTGGTCGGTATCAGTAACTTCCGATAGGAGTAATATGAAAAACTATTTACGATACGGGATAATTTTCCTTTTAGTAATTGGTTGCTACGACAATAATATTTTTAATCCAGATATGAGTAAACCACTTGATTTGGGAGTGACATCAACCTCCACTAAGTTTAGAACACAAAAAGTTACAACTACGGATGGACATGCATCGGTGTTAGTTGAAGTCACACCAGGCGCATTGTATAGTTTACAACTTACCAGTATTGATGGTAAGGTATTGGCAGTAGAAGGATTCGCCGCAGATAAAGTCAATCAAGTAATTAACCTTGACTATAGCAAGATTAAAAATGGTTCTTATGACTTAAACCTACTGGATGTCTCTGGCAATATTGTCAAGATTCCAGTAATCATCAACAAACAATAGGAGAACGTTATGTCAGAAGAAAGTTCAGGTGGTGGATTAAAGAACGCAATCATTGGTTTAGTAACCATTATTGTAACCGCAATCGCAGGTGTTATTGGTAAGCAATTGATGGGTGGTGATGAAGCAACAACCCCACCACCAGCAGCCGCACCAGTAGTTATTAACCTTGAAAACAACAATACAGTCAAGGGTGGTTCGGGCGGTGGTGCAGCAGCACCGGCAGCAAAGCCAGCACCAAAGAAAGACGACTGGACAAAAGCAGAACCAAAGTGGTAATAAATTATGTCTAAATACGAAGAAGAAGTTACAGAACCAACTGAATCATCGGTTTTAGATGATACCCCAATTGAGGAAACACCAATGACTACAACAGAAAAGCCAGCATCACAAGAAAGTAAGTTTCAAGAAATGTTGTTCAAGATGATGGCCCGTCGTTGGAACATCACCGCAATTGTTCTTATCACCTTTATGTTAATTGTCGGTGGTATCACCATGGCAGTATACAATCAAACCGCAATTGACGGAGAATGGAAAGAACTTCTCCTCCTTATGTTAGGTGCCTTTATCGGTTCCTATGGTAAAATTATCGATTACTGGTTCTCGGACACCGATAAGGACAAGATGTTAGTACAAAAGATGGATGAAGAAGATGGTCAATCCTTCTCAAATACACTAGGAGGTTAATATGGACGCAAAGAAAGTGCAAGAAACTATGTTAGCAAGATTCTCGCAAATCTTCAAAGATAATAATGAATATAATGAAAAAACAGTAATTGGTTTCTTGTCTTTCGCAGTTATGACGTTGTATTCAATTGTAGATATC